CATGGCAAGGCCGAACAAGGGTCAGCGAGACCAGATGATGGTGTACCCACCCGAGGCGCTGGCGTGCATCCTGCGCTCGTATGCAGACGCGATCGACGTGCCACACGGCGAGTACATCGCCTCCGTGCTCGCCGAGCGACTGGGGCACCCCTACTGGGCGGCCGCCGAGGTGCGTCTGCATCCTGGCGGCCTCACCGCGATGCTGGACGCCGCAGAGGTGTCCGCCCCCGAGGTGGATGCCGCCGCTTGGCGTGCGCGCGCCGTGTTCGTCACCAAGCCCGTCAAGGCGCTCGGTGACGTGATCCGCGCCGCCGCCGCTAAGGACAGCATGTCCCTGACCGGCTTCATCACCAGCCACCTTGCAGCCTTCCACGGCGTGGACCTCGACGCTCACACCATCGAGCCTCGCCGTGGCACCGAGATGCTCAACACCGAGCACATCGTCATCCGCGAGGAGGTGCAGCAACTGCTCGCATAAACGCCAGTGGCCCACCTCCGGCAAGAGGTGGGCCACCTACACAAGTTCGACATCTCCGGCCTTCGAGGCTTGGCGGCATTGAGACCGGCGATGTCTGGGAGTACCGCAACCACGGGGCCTTGGCGTCCCTAACGACTGGAGCCATCATAACCATGCCCACCCACAACGGGAGCCAGGACGCACGCTTCAGCGTGTCGCGCCTGGATGAGTGCGCGCCGGACAGCGCCGCCGCTCAGGCATGGGCGCTCACCGCGATGCGTCTGGCAGGGTCCCCGCGGGTGCGGCTGGGCGTGCTGCGCTCGCATGGGCGCGTGGAGTACCCGCGCTCTCACGAGCGTGACCTCACCGAGGTGCTGCCGCGCGTGCCGGCCGCCGTGCGCGTGTACGGCTCGGACGGCTGCTGTGTGGCGCTGTGCCTCGACTTCGACGCCAAGGGCCTGCACTCCCCCGCTGCCGCGGCACGCGATCACGACGTGCTCGGGCACCTGCTCGACGTGCTCGGGCTGCGGTGGTTCTCCGACATCGCCCCCACCGGCGGCCGCCACATCTACCTCCCGCTGGACTTCCGCCTGCCCATCGATGAGGCCGTCGAGATCGTCGAGGCGCTTGCGGTCCGTTTCCGCACTCTGGACCCCGGTCCGCACCGCAGCGCGATCTCCGGATGCATCCGCACTCCCGGTTCCGTGCATGCCGCCGGCGGCTACCAGCGCCTGGTGTCGAGCGTGGACGACGTGGAGCGCGCGTTCTTGTGGCCTAACTCGCGCGACGATGTCGAGACCCTGTGCGGGGCGATCGCTGGCGACATCGAGATCGCGCGCGAGCGCCGTCGTGCGGCCGCGGTGGTCGAACTGGACATCGACGCGCCCTCCGATGGCCCTGTGGAGCCTCTGAGCGCCCGCCTGCTGGCCATTGCGCGCGACGGGGTGTGGGATGTCCAGCGCTACGGTCAGGACCGCTCAGCGGCCCGTCAGGCGGTCATCACAGGCTGCGCGGCCCGCCATTGGACGGTGCAGGACGTCTACCAGCGTCTCACCGACGGCACCTGGCCGGGGCTGGCCGCCTTGTACGCCAAGTACCGCACGCCGGCTGGCCGCCTGCGGGCGTTGCGAGCCGATTTCGCGGCCGCGCAGCGCTACCTCGCCCTCTCAGGGCACTCCCCGGCGCACAGTGTCCGCAAATCCACCACAAGCGCCCTTCTTTCACGGCGGGGTGACCCCCACGGGGACATCCGCACGTGGCGGGCCGCTCTGGCTGCGACCGAGGAGCACCGTCTTCCGGGTCGTGCATGGCTCAGCGCCCGCTTCGTGTTGCGAGCGCTGGGTGAGGCGGCCCACAAGAGCGGCTCCTTGCAGGTGTCATTCGGGTGCCGTTCGCTGGCTGAGGCTGCCGGGCTGGACCACTCGACGGTGTCGGTGCTGCTGCGACGCCTTGAGGGCACCGGGTGGGCTCGTCGCATCCGCCGCGGATGGGGCGAGCATGCGGACACGTGGGAACTGACTATTCCTGAGGACCTTCGCGAGACCGTCACGACAGTGCGGTGGCCGCGCGGGAAGATCCACGCCCTGCGGCCTGCTTTCCGCTCGCTGGGGCACGTATGCGCCCTGGTGTTCGAGGCAATCGAGCAGGAGCGCGCGACGAGCGTGCTGGACCTGTCCCGGACCATCCAGATGGCTCGCTCGAGCGTGCACGAGGCGGTGGAGATGCTGCTGTCGTGGCGTTTGGTGGAGCGCGTCGAGGGGCGTCTGGTGGCTTGCCCCGAGCGGCTGCAGCAGGTGGCGGAGTACCTCGGGGCAGATGTGGACCTCTACGAGCAGATGATGAGGCACCGTCGAGAGCGTGCGCTGTGGCGAGCATGGCTGGCACGGTTCGAGACGGACGAGTACGTGGTGGCGATGGAGTTGGCCGACGGCTGGCACGCCACTGTGGGGCTGTCTGAAGTGGAGGCAGCGTGAGATGTCGGGAGAAAGCGAGCCGACGATGCTAGACAGAGAGCCTGCTAGCACAGTGCCTAGCACGGTCGCTAGAGCCCACCGGCTCAACCCGGGCAGCACAGGAATCGATGACAGGAAGTTCACGACACGAGGAAGGGCGCGATAGATGGCGACCATCACGGCAGTTGGCAACGAGAAGGGCGGCGTCGGGAAGACGACCGTGACACTGTGCTTGGCGTCGGAGTTGGCGCGCGCAGGCAGGAAGGTGCTGCTGATCGACCTTGACCAGCAGCGTTCCGCGGCGACGACGGTGGGCGGCGGCAACGAGGTGACGATCCTCGATGTGCTTCAGCTGAAGTCGCCAGCATCGTTGGAGTCCGCGATCGCTCCGTCGACGTGGGAAGGCATCGACGTGATCGCCGGGTCGGACGCCATCACGATGCTGGACCGCGAGATCGACGGGATGGCCTCGTTCCGTCTGCGCGAGGCGTTCAAGCGTGAGCGCGACGTCATCGACCGCTACGACGACGTGATGATCGACCTTCCGCCCGCGGTGGCGACGCCGACGGTGACGGGACTGCTGGCTGCCGACCGCGTGGTGGCGGTGACGGAGCCGGAGCCGTACTCGTCGGAAGGGCTGAGCAACTTCCTGACGCTGCTGGCTCGCATCGCAGAGAATCCCAATCCGGGCCTGCGGCTGCATGGCGTGCTCCTGAACAAGGTGCGGCGCGCCAAGGAGCACAACTTCCGCATCAAGGAACTCGAGGATGCGCTCGGTGACAGCGCCATCCTCAAGCCGGAGATCCCGCTGCGTGTCGTCATGGCCGCTGTGGGCTCCGAACAGCAGCCGCTGCACATGCTTGGCGGCTCTCAGGCCAAGGAGATGTCTGACATCTTCGCCGAGCACGCCAGGCAACTGGCAGAGAAGGGGGTGAAGTGATGCCCGTCCAGAAGATTGGCGGCGGCAAGAGCCGCGACGACATGCTGGGGCAGTTGCTGGGACAGAGGCCTGTCGCTGCCAGCGACGACTCCCCTGCCGATGCCCCTGAGCCGGTCGCGGAGCCGCAGCAGGCGGCTGAGCAGGCGGCTGAGCAGGCGGCGGCGGAGCCGGAGCAGCCTCCGGCCCAGACGGACAAGGAGGCTGCGGCCGCCGCAACGCCGGACAAGCCGAGTGCCGCACCGGAGCCGTCGCGCGCGGACACCCCCGCGGTGACGCACTCGCAGGTCGCTGCGCCGGCGGCGGCCAGTCAGACGGTGGTGAGCAGCCGTGACCCGCGTCTGACGCCGGCAGTCAAGGAGAAGCAGCCGCCCATGACGCAGTTGGCGAACCGGGTGCCTCTCGAACTGAAGGAGCGCCTGGATCGGCATCGGCTGCGCTCGGGCGAGACCATCAACGCGTTCCTGACTCGCATGATCGAGTACGGGCTGGATCTGGCTGAGGCAGAGGCGGGCGTGGACCGTGAGGGGCGACCCATCCAGCAGCAGTAGCGGCCGACACGACAGGAGGGGTTGGGATGGACCAGCCCCTCCTGTCGTGTTCTTGACGTCCTCCCCGCAGCAAAGGCCGGGGCTCCTCGGACGCCTTCACGCTGATGCCTAGAGCAGCGCGTTGACGAGGTCGGTGTTGGGGTGCACGAGCAGCACCATCTGGACCTCGGGCGAGGTGGGGCTCATCGTCCACCACCGCATGGTGAGGAGAAGATCGATCGCCTCGAGGTTGTCCTCGTCGACACCCAAGCGGATGCACAGCGCGCGATGCACTCGCTCACGCGCGATGTCACGCACGACGGAGTCGTCGTCGAGGCACATCCGGGACAGCACCGGCTGGGCGGTGTTGGGATGGCGAGCGACCTCACGGCGCACCTCCGGCTCGGGATCGTTGGCCAGCACCTCGAGGAAGTGCGCCTGTGCGGCGGGATTGTCTGCACAGCCCTGACGCACCGTCCAGTCCCTGTCGCGCATGAGCCGCTCGTACATCCCCACAGGGCAGTTGATGTTGCGAGCAACCGTGGCGCGCACATCTGCCTGAGCGTGCTTGGACAGCCGTTCGAGCAGGCTCACGGGCGCTCCCGGATTGGCTGCAAGCGCATGGAGAACGCCGGGCCCGTCGGTCTTGGCCTCATCCTTGGCCAGCACCTCGAAGGCGGCCGGCGTCAGATGCGGGTTCGCGGCGAGCATGCGTCTGACCTTGATGGACCCGTCATGCGCGAGCCGCATGTGCAGCGGCGCTGGGGTCGAGATGTTCGAGGCCACCTTGGCTCGCACGGCGTCGTCAGCATCCTGTGCCAGCCAGGCGAGGATGTCAGCGCCGCTGGTGCGTGCCGCCGCGATGCGTTTGCGTTCCGCAGGCGACAGGGAGGCCAGCCGCGGTGCGAGCGATGGCTCGTCGAGCCCGAACAGGCTCTCGTTGGCGAAGGCAGTGTCGGCAGCGCCCGCCTGTGCGGGCGCGAGGCCGTGTGCTCGCGTGCGGTCCCCACCGCTGCGAGCAGAGTGCTTGGTGTGCATCTGTGTGCTCCAATGTGTGACGCCTCTGCATGGTGCCCCGCAAAGTAGCAAAGGCCCCTGACATCGACCACTCCCCCCTTGTGTCTGGCTTGCTTTCGTGCCTGCCAGATGGTGATCTGGCGTGACAGATTGCAAGCACGCATGAGCGAGAGCGTTCTAACCAGCATGCGCGCTATCGGGCATTCCGTCTAGAAGGCACGCGGTCAAGCCAGCAAGCGCGCCAGCCAGACAGCACGCACGCATGATGGCTAGGGTGCGTGCTGGACAGGCAGACAGCGGGAACGCTAGGACGCTAGAGCGATGGCGTGCTAGGCATCATGCGCGACGTCATGACAGCACGCAAGACGCCTAGCGCACTGGCACGCCAGCGCACATGCATCACAGCCTGCTAGTCGGCGTGCTAGAAAGCCAGAAAGCACCCGTGCTAGCACCCGTGCTAGCAGATGCTGGTGAACCCACGACGCCGAACGCGATCCGTCGGGCGACGCCGCGAGGAGAGTGCGCGGCCGAACAGGGCAGAGCCCGGGCGCTAGTGGTCCAGCGTCATGCCGAAGGTCTTGAACACGTCGTCCACGAGCGGGCGAGAGGCGTCTTCGAGCGCGGCCACCACGTCGTCACGCCCCAGATCCAGCGCCAACAGCGTGCCGTTGGCGTCCATCATGACGCCGTACGCCTCGTCGATCGCCTTGCCTGCCTCAGAGCGCAGGTACTGGGCCAGCCCGAGCCACTTGGTGCGCGACTGCCCGTCATGACCGTCACCGTGCGGGTCGAACAGCCGCAGCGTGACCTTCGAGCCGTCGTCGTAGATGCCCAGCAAGTCCGGGTACATGGTGCGCGCCTGCTGCTCCGTGTCGGTGTAGCGCACACCCAAGGAGTGCTGCCCGCCGGTGCCGTTGCGCCACCAGGCCACAAAGTTCGAGAAGCGCTTCATCGCCTCAACAGTGGCGCTCTCCCACGCGTTGAGCGGCTTGGGGAGGGGGTAGTTGCCGTCGAGGTCCTGGTACAGGTGCCCCGCGGGGGCGGTGGCGGTGCCGCCGGCGTCGTAGGCCGACGGGAACGACACCTCGAACTCGCCGCCTTGCGGAGTGGAGGCCATGAGGTCAGCGAAGCGCTCCGGGTGCTGGTCCTTGAGCGTCAGGCCGTGCTCCTTGACCCACTGCCCGAACTTCGCCTCTGCCGCATGCTCGACAGCAAGGGCGGCGGCGGCGTGCGCACCGATCTCTGCCGCGAGCATCTGCGTCTCCAGGTGCCGCTCCGGGTCTGACCAGTCAGGCACCGTCATGTCCTGGCCGGCCAACTGGCTCCACAGCGCCACCAGCGCGCTCTCGGTGCCGCACGCCTTGGCGGCATCACGGAACGCCGCGGCGACCTCCAGCGTGGACGGCAGGCCATGCGCGACGTAGGAGTCCTCCTCGACGCCCTGGTCCACATCCATGGCCCCCAGCCCGTCGCCCAGATTCACGATGCTGACGCGGGTCTCGATGCTCGAGCGCACGCGCTCGTCGATCTCATCCTTGTGCTCCTCGTACACGCTCATCAGCGCGCCCGCCAGGACGGCCCTGGCGGCGGACTCAGCGCCCTTGACGATGGGCACGCCCGTGGCCGAGCGCTCGAGCATCGCCGCCAGGTCGGCAAGCCTCTTGACGGCCGGCTTGCGGCGCGCGGGACGGCTGTGGGAGACGATGGACTCCAGGCGCTGCATGATGGCCTGGTTCTGTGCGACAGGCTCGATCAGCGCCACACGCACAGGGTTGATGACGACCTCAGAGGCCACCGAGTCGTCCGCAGACTGCGACAGGTGGGCTCGCACGCTCTCGACGGTCTCCTGGTTGTACAGGGGCAGGAAGACGTACACGTCGTTGAGTTCGGGAACATCCTCGATCCGCTGAGCCAGCGGAGTGCGGACGATGCGACCGATCATCTGCGTGATGTACTGCGCCTCCTTGGCTGAGCGCAGCGAGACGAGCACCTCTGCCCGCGGGCAGTCCCATCCGGTGGTCAGCGCATCCTTGAACAGCACAACCCGCACGTGGGAGGCGGCCTGGATGGCCTCCGGCTCGATGTGCGGCACGGTGATGCCGTTGATGCGCAGAGGCTGACGATCGCCGAAGGCGTGCGCGATCGCGTCACCGTCCAGGCGCGAGTCCACCTCCTTGATGGCGCGCAGGATCTCCCCCAAGCGCACCTTCTCCTGCCCCTCGTCTGTCTTGGGAGGCACCTGGACAAGCAGGAGCGGGTAGACGGGCGCAGCGCCGGGGCGTACCTCGTGGTAGGCGCGCCACAGGTCGTCGAACTCCTTCCAGCGCCTGGCGGCCTCAGCCAGCAGTTTCGCCTCGGCGTACTGGCCGTCCTCGGGCACATGCGCGAGGATGCGGTCCTTGATGAGACCGGACGCGCGCACGTCGTCGACGCTGACGCTCACCGGCTTCGACGCGCGACCAGCCTTGCTGACGGCGGTAAGAAAGCGCTCAGGGGTGGCAGAGATGCCCAGCACGACAGGGAAACGACCGTAGCCGTTCGCATCGCCCTGCATGACGCGGTAGGCGATGCGTTCGCGCCCGGCCTCGTTGCCTGAGGTGCCGATGTGGGCCTCATCGATGATGAGCAGAATGTTCGGGCCCAACTCCTCGGCGGTGTTCGCAATCATCTGCTCGAGCGACACCGAGCGGGTCTCGGAGGCCATGTACGAGGTTGCGCCGGCCGCCAACTTCTGGGTGTTGAGGAAGTACACCTTCCCGCGGGGCAGGGTAGAGCCGCGCAGGCTCTCATCGATCTCGACAAGGTGCTGCTCGGTCAGGTGTGACGACGTCGCCAGCATCTTGAAGCGGGTCTGGCGGTTGAGGGATGGAGAGTTGGTCAGCCACAGCACCGTCAAGTCATGCATGGGTGCGGCGTCGTCGTCGCCGGTCATCAGCCGCTCGATCAGCGCGGTCGCGATGAGCGTCTTGCCTGCCGACGTGGTCGCGGTGAGCGACACCGCTGAGGCGGTCTTGTCGTCCCGCCAGTCCTCCTGAGCGCGACGGATTGCCTTGACGGCATCGTTGACAGCGTTCTCCTGGTAGTCCTTGAGCACGACCTTCATCGCAGCCCCTCCCCGCTTGTGCCCCTGGCGGCCATCATGCACGCACCTCGAAGTTCGTCAGGTACGAGCGGTACAGACGAACGCACTCGAACTGCGACAGCGCCGCGTTGGCCCGAGCGAACTGGTCCTCGTCGTCGGTGACGATGAAGATGTGGGCCCGCTCGGGCAGGCTTGCCGCGCTCTCGCGCACGAATGCCTCGATGACGCTCTCGGAGGCGTCGAAGATCACCGCGTAGTTCTCGGTGGCGGCATACGCCTCGGTGATGGCGTCTGCGCCGATCACGGGGCCGCGAGCACCAGCCTTGAGCCACAGCAGGGGAGCGATCTGCCCGAACGCGCGGCCCAGCGACACGGTGGCGCGGTTGGTGTACGTCAGGCGAGCGAACGTGACGTTCGCGTCCAGCCCATCGGAGTACGTCGAGCCGTCCTCACGGACGCCGGTGACGACCGTCTTGATGCGCGGGTAGGTGACGTGGCGGAAGATCCCGTGCTGGTCGTACTCGGGGTCGCCCGGGTAATGACCGGCGTCGGCGAGACGCTTGCGCTCCGCTGCCTTCAACTCGTTGTTGGTGATCAGGATGCACTGACGGTTGCCGCCGTCGGCCGCGTTCATCTCCAGGACCGCATGCAGGGTCGAGCCGGAGCCGCCGAAGAAGTCGAGGATGACGGCATCAGTCCTCGGTGTAGCCATGTTGATGATGTGTTGGCACAGGTCAATTGGCTTGGGGTACTTGAAGCGCTTGTCTCCGAGTACGGACTTGAGTTTCCTTGCGCCTGCTCCGGGTGCCCCTACGCCATCGGGGATCAGCGTCGAGTGCGCCGTGTCCTCGTCTGCGGCGTCATCGACCGGGGCCCACACGCGCTCGTACGCAACCCACACGCCATCCTTGCGAACGAACTCCACGACGCCTTCTGCGATCGCGCGGTCCATCCGTTCGCGCTTCCATCGCCAGCATCCCTCAGTGCCGTCGTCATGGAGCGGATACAAGTCGCTACCGTCCGGGGCGACGATCGGGTAGTAGAGGTTCGGACGATCAGAGCGCAACGAGTTCGAGCCCCACTTGCGCAACAGTTGAGTCTTGTATCGACGGCCATCTTCCGTCACCTTGTTGTACTTCCGCTGAGGGGCATCGTCGTTGCGGCCCACCATCACGCGCTCTTTGTCTTTGCAATAGAGAAGCACGTACTCGTGTTGCCTGTTGTACTTCGAGGAGTCGTTGCCTCCACCACGCCCCCTCCAGATGGCGGTAGCGAGGAACTGGTGGCTGCCAAACACGTCATCCATCAAGAGGCGAAGATGCGCCTGCTCGCGGTCATCAATGTGTATCGCGATGACGCCATGTGGCGCGAGCAGTTCACGTGCTAGGCGCAGTCGAGACTCCATGAACGACAGCCACTTCGAGTGGCGGAACGAGTCCTCCTTGCTGACGTACTTGTCGTTGTAGATCAGGTCGCCGCCGGTGTTGTACGGCGGATCGATGTAGATGACGTCCACCTTGCCCGTGTGGGTGTAGCGCAGCGTCTGGAGCGCGTGGAAGTTCTCTCCCTCGATGGCCAGGTGGTGGGGCGCATCCGCCTGGCCCTTGGTGATGGTCTCGATGACTTCGAGGCCTGGGTAGACCGGCTCCGTTGGCGCTGCGATCGGCACCAGGTCATGCTCGGGGACGTAGTCGATGCGCTCGGGATCGTCGTCCCACACCACGGCGCGAACCCCTGACTCGACCTCGGTGCCCGCGGGGACGCGCACCACGGTGCCGAAGCGGTGAATCTCCGGGCTGGCGTGGTCGACGCGACACCCGACGATGGGGGACAGGCCGGTCAGGCGCAGCACCTCGGGCTGCGAGTCCTCGTAGACCAAGCCGAAGCGCAGCATGTCCCGGATGGCGTCCTTGGTGGACGCATCGCCCTCAAGGCGAGACAGGAGTTCTTCGAGGATGCTTGTTCTGGCCACCGCTTCTCCGCATGTTCGTGAAAGTGCACCAAGCCTACCACACCATTGGCGGGCGGCCGAGGTGTCATCACCCTAGCGATGGCGGCCTTACGATACTAAGCCCGGCCTGGAGCGCAAGCAGTTGCTGTGCGCCCGAGCGCTTAGGACAATACTGAGCCAGGCAGACACGCAAGCACTTTCGGAGACATGACGTCGGATACTGTCGCTCCATGGCATTGGTGACGGCCCGATGCACCGCACGGGTGACCGGGCAGCACACGAGCGCTGCGGCGGCCGCGCGATGTCCCGCATGTCGTCCACGCCCGACTCCCGTCAACGTCGCGCTGCCGCCCTCGACGGCTGTCGCGCCTCGCCTCGGGATCGGCACGCTGCTCAGTCAGAGGTCGCCTAGAGACCCTGTCAGCGATGACACGCTGCGGATGATGTCGGAGCGCGATCTCGTCCAGTTCGCCCGAGACGACAAGCGCCTGACAGACGCTGACACGATCGCACGCGCATTCGTCATCCTGCACGAGGGCGAGGGGAGGTTGCCCCACGCCGACGGAACGCTCTCTGCGCTGTCCGTCGCGTACCTGTTGGTCGAGAACAAGTACGCGCCGCCAGAGATGATCCGCGAGGTGTGGCATGGGGCGCGCGAAGCGCGGAGCACGGCCCGCTCTCGCGCCGCCTTGGAGTTGATCGACAACGTGCTCCGCAAGGCGGCGCACAACCCGAACGCCCCTTCCGACGTCCTGATGGGCGCGGCGAGCAGCAAGAGCGAGAGCGTTCGCCTGGCTGCGGCGGCCAACAAGCGCTGGCAGCCCGAGGCCATGGCGATGGTGGCCGATCAGTGGATCGAGAACGAGGGCTCTCTCGAAGTGCTCAAGGCGCTCGCATCCAACCCCTCGCTTCCGCTTGATGCGCTGGAGCGGCTCTCCTTCCACCAGGCCAACACGGTCCGGCGGAGGGTGGCCGGCTCCCGCCGTCTCAGCCCGGAGAGGCTCGACCAGTTGGCGTCGGACGACAGCCCGATGGTGCGTCGCGACGTGGCCCGTAACCCGAGCACCCCGTTCGCCGCCTTGCAACGACTGGGGTTGGACGAACACCCGAAGGCGCGGCGAGAGGCCTACGACACCGCGCGCGTCAAGTTGGTGCGCGAGTGCGGTATTGAGCGCGACAACACACAGGCCCTCGACTTTCTCCTGGGTGACCTCACTCCAGAAGTGCACTCTCAACACCAAGACGATCTGCTGGCAAACCCACCTGCGTGGACAAGGCGAACTTTTAGCGAGAACGAGATCAAGTTGGCGCTACTGGTGCACCCCAACACGGGCAAAAAAGAGGCGCGACGATGAGCCTGTCGTGCACCGCGGTGGCCACTGGCCGCCACCGCACCGCCGGCGGGCGAGCGAAGTGTCCTACCTGCTCGCCGCGGCTTGACGCGCCCAGGGCGCTTGCCGCTCCGGAGATCTTCGACCAGACGGCCTTGCTTGAGGACCGGGACGGCAGGCTCATCGACGTGCGTCCGGGGGTCATGGACAAACCCCTCATAGAGCGGGCGGGCATGACGGCTCTGGATACTGTCCGGGCATGGCTGTTCAGACACGACCGTCGTGCACCGCTCCGGTGCTGGGGCATCGTTCTGCTCGTGAGGCCAGCCTGTGTCCGGCATGCGGAACACGCAACGACGGCGTCGCGCCTGCGGCCGTCGCCGCGCCTGTGCCAAGCCGGCCTGCTGAGGACTTCCCTCCCGCAACAGAGGACGAGACGCCCATCAACGGACTGGTGATCCGCTTCGACGAAGTGATGGGCGCGCACATCCCGGTCTTCGCCAGCACCGGCACCGCTCTGTTTCCCGCGTCTGCGCGCCTGCGGATGCGGCAGGGGTGCTTTGCCAGCGAGGAGGAGGCGCGCGAATGGGCGGAGCGGGTGTACCCGATGCTGCGCGACGTCGCCGCGCGACACGTCAAGCCGCGCGACACGCGTCCTGTGTGCACGGTGTGCGAGGGGCGCATGGTGCGCAGCATCTACGGCGCACGATGGGAGTGCCCACGGTGCCCCGGAGTCGAGATTGACCACGAGTGAAGGCAGACACGAGGGAGCAGATCATGGCTGGACGCAAGCGCCACGGAGCGGCTCAGAACAAGGTGCCGTGCAAGAACCCCGGCATCTGCGGCACCCGCAATCACATCCTGGGCACCTTCTCGCAGCAACGCTGTGACGAGATCGCGAACAGGCGCGCACGCGGCGAAGTCATCACGCCCGACATGGTCGCCACGATCGTCCCGCCGCAGGTGGCCGGACGGGTCGGGGAGCAGACTGACCAGGTGCGCTCCGAGATGGACCGTCTGCGGTCGCTGGCGGATGCGTGGAAGGACGCGCCGCGCGAGGCGCTCGGCTTCCTGCAGTGGTCGCAGGGCTTCACCGAGTACTCGCACTTCAACCGTCTGATGATCTGGCTGCAGAATCCTGAGGCCACGCAGGTCGCCGGACGCAAGAAGTGGGCCGAGCAGGGTCGCGAGGTCGTCAAGGACGCCAAGCCGATCTCCATCTTCGCGCCCGGCTACCGCCCCGAGCGCCCGGTGAAGGACGAGGACGGCAACCCGGTGCTGGACGAGAACGGCGAGCCCGTCATGGAGCGGGTGTTCGTGAGCCGCTTCCGTGCGGTCAAGGTGTTCGACATCGCTGACACCGAGGGCGACACTCCGCCGAGTGTGCCGGTGGAGGTGCCTGACCCGCAGGCGCTGGCGGCGCTGGCCTCCTACCTCACAGACACCTACATGCTCAAGGAGAGCGAGGCCGCTCCTGACGCTCACGCTCCCGCGCGCATGAACGCCGACGGCACGGTGACGTACAACAACGCGTCTGCCGACGAGGATCAGCGCACGGTGAACCGCCTGGTCGCGGCGGGCATGACGGTGAGCGCCCACCTGCGCGCTCAGGGCACGAAGGAGCGTCGTCGCAAGGAGGACGGCGATGGCTGGGGCAACGACGAGCACCTGTACGCCGGCGTCGCTGTCGCCTGGGCGCTGTCCAAGGACGCCGGCGTGGACATGACGGACATGGCCGTCGAGCAGATGTCTCGCTACCGCGGCATCGTGCCCACATCGACCCTGGCGATCCATGCGTCCAAGGTGCTCGAGCACATCGGGCTGGTGCGCCGTGGCATGCCGTTGGCTCTTGCGGACGTGTTCTTCGGGGGCGGAGCCGAGGCGTCCACCGGGCTTTAGCGGTGGGGAGGAGATCGACTCTTAGCCAGAAAACCGCCCCGCATTGCTGTGGTAGGTTTGTGAGGTAGTCGTCAGGGTGAGCCCGTAAGGGAGGTCTTGGTGGAGGTGTCCCCCAAGGACTACTCACAGTCCCGCAGCGTTCTCGCGTCGAGTGGTCCCTCCGCCATCCGCGAGCACACTACTGAGCCATCTGGGCAGCGCAACGACTTTCCGCCGGAGGGCGATGCGCCTATGCCGCCGACCCCGCCCGGCGGCACCAAGGGCGAGATCGTCAACGCCGGCATCCAGGTCCTGGGCGCAGCCGCAGGCAATCTCGCTGGCGGCGCGACCAACGTTGCGGGCACGGCGGCCGCCAAGGCGGCGGGCGGCGCGACCACGAAGGTGGCGGCGAGCGCCGCTGCTGAGGCCGACGCTCTCGGTGCCGCCGCGACGAGCGCTCGCTCGGGGGCTGTCACAGCGCGCGACACCGTGCGCGACGGCGCTCAGGGCCTGATCGCTCAGGTTGCCGAGGCGGGCGACGCTGGGGGCGAGCAGACATGGGGGCAGTACGGCCGCCAAGCCAGGCGGGCCGCACGCAAGGCGACCCGGCAGAGCATGCTGCCCTCCGCAGCCGAGGTGGACCCCGTCAGCGAAGACGACCGCACCGGATACACCAAGGCGCGGGACTCGCTCAAGGAGGCCACTGGCGTCGACGCTGATGAGGCAGTCGGCGCGATCGCTGGTGGTGCCGCTGGCGCGGCCATGCTGGCCTCGGGTGTCGGTGCGGTGGCCTCGGGAGCAGTCGGAGCGTTCGCGAACACGCTCGGCACCGGCCTGGCGCGAGCCACGCATGCTGTCGGCTCGGTGCATGTCAAGGTGCGCAAGAACATGGTCGCGATCGGCTTCGCCGCGGTGGGCACGGTGATGCTCGCGATGATGACCGTCCTGACAGGCGGCGCGGCTCAGCAGCAGGCAGCCGCACAGGAAGAGTCGGTGGTCATCGCAGCGCTCGAGCAGGCTCGCCTGCAAGCGCAGAACGCCTCGGTGCTGTGCGCGGTCGAGCAAGAGTTCCCCCTGGGTCACGTGTACGGCCCCAGGGTCGTCGCGAATGCCCAGACCATCCATGAGGTGGCGCAGTCTCGTGGCCTGCCGATGTACGCCTCGGTGATCGCGACGGCGATCGCGTTCCGTGAGACGGGCCTGCTGGGCTCCACGCATCCTGGGCGTGCCGGGGTGTTCGGCTTCTCGCCTGGGGCAGCGGGCTCCGCAGTGGAACTGTCCGATGTCGCCTACTCGGCGGGGGTGTTCTTCGATCGGCTCGACGGCATCAGCGGATGGCGCGCCATGACGGTCGACGAGGTGGGCCGCGTCATCATGGGTGGGGTGTTCTCCAACAAGTACTCGTCCTTGGAGGGCGCGTCTCGGGAGATCCTGAACCAGGGCGGCATCGCGGCTGGTGCGGGATGCGAGGCCCGAGGGGTGCCGTTGGCCTGCCCCGAGGTGCCTGAACTCGAGGCTGATGACGCGGTGATGACGCGTGACGCACGCGAGTTGGTGCGCTGTCTGTGGCACCTGGGCGGCTTGCGCGACATCACGGTGTCTGGCGGCGGGCACAACGTGGCCATCGGCGCTGACGGCGCTGTGGATGTGCTGGCCGCTCTGGAGGAGCCCAGTGACGACCCCACACAGCCGTTCGCCGGTTTCTCGCCGAGCGCCACGCTGTCGTGGCTGTCGGCCACCTTCACGACCTTCGGCATCGACACTGTCGAGGCGTCCGATGTGCGGGCGACGTTCTTGCCGGCCAGCACATCACCGGATGCGCCGCGCTTCGCCGCTCGCGTCCTGGCCGCAGGCTCGACACAGGCGGACGTCATCAAGGTGCGTGTCCACGGCTCCGCCGGCACAGGAGTCGTCGCCAAGGCCAACGGCCCCTGGGTGCGTCCGGCTCCCGACGGGTGTGCCGTCAGGAGCGAGTGGGGGTATCGCATCCACCCGATCTACGGCACCCGGAAACTGCACGAGGGCATGGACTTCGGGTGCGGCAGCGGGACTCAGGTCTACGCCGCCTCCTCCGGCACGGTGGCTCGCCAGTACTGGTCCACCACCGGCGGCAACATCCTGGTCATCGACCATGGCGACGGCGTGACGACCCACTACCTGCATCTGAGTTCGTTCATCGTTGGCGTGGGCATGCCGGTGCAGTCGGGCGAGGTGGTGGCGCTGTCTGGCAACACGGGGTCGGCGACCACCGGCGCGCACCTGCACTTCGAGGTCCGGGTCGACGGCGCGTCTGTCAACCCGCGCGACCACTATGCCTCGATGGGCTCTGGCCTGTAGCGAGCCAGGAAAAGTGCCTCCCGCACGCCCATACAATCCGATCAGGCCAATCGTGGGGAGTCAGGCAATGGGCGCAGACATCATCGAGACGCTGTGGGCTATGGGCGTGCCCTCGTCCGACATGACCGATCTGTCTGAGGTGCGGCCCTTCCGCATCTCGTCGGTGGGGGAGCGCCTGATGCTGCGGGCGGCGATGGAGCAGCAGTTCGAGATCAGCGCGGAAGGCATCGTCGAGAATCCGTGGGGCTTCCCGTACATCCCGCTGCCGGTCAAGCGCACCGTGTCTGCCTCAGGCCAGATCATCGCCCCCGACACCATCTCGTTCGAGGGGTTGGGGCATCCGATCTTCTGGATCGACCCGGAACTGACTGCCCGCACTGAGATCGAGCGCGCGCAGCCGGAGCGCTGGGCGATCCGCATGTTCTACCTGATCATGGCCCTGGGCATGTGGGACCCCGAGACGCTGCGCTGGTACAACGTCCCTCGCTCGCAAGGGGTGGAGTACACCCACGACGACTGGGCCGCGTACCGCCAGGGCATGTCAAGCGCGCTGGACACGGTGCGCCCGCTGGGCGTCGACGACCTCCTCCAGTCGCTGGGAGCGGTGGCTGCGCAGACCAGCCGAGCCCTCAACGAGTGCGAGCGGCTGCAGTCTGAGGCCTGGGCGAAGTACCGCGCCGAACTGTCGGCGGCCTACACGACGGCGGTGGCTTCGACGCAGGAGAGCAACGAGTGGCGCGAGATCGACGACCGCATCGCGCGCCTGACCACCTCCATCGCTGAGTCGCTTGAAGGCGGCGTGATCCCGTCCTCTCGTGTGCCTGAGGTCTACCAGTGCATCGACGACCTCGAGCGCGTCGTCAAGCATGTCGAGCGCTCCGCCATCATCCTGTCCATCCCGGCGCTGTCCTCGTCGTCCATGAGCGACCGCATCGCCGCCGCGGCAACCGCGCTCAAGGCCGCTGAGGCTGACGTCGACGTGGACGTGGCGATGGTGCGCACTGAGGCACAGCGTCTGTTCGAGTTGTCGGTCCGTTCCTCGCCGCAGGACTTCGTGCGACTGCACAAGACCGCCACCGAGGTGTACATGAAGGCGTGGCGCACGCTCATCCTCAGCGCGCGCAACCTCATCCAGGCCTCCCGCGGCAGCACGGTGTACTCCTCGTGGGAGGCGTTCGAACTCGTCGAGCAGACCAACGCCCTGACTTGGCCGCCGCTGACGGAGGTCTTGGCCGGCATCGAGGGGTAGGTCTGCGACATGGCGATCGCATGGGTGCTCGCTCTGATGTCCACGGCGGCATGGGTGGCTGTGCTGTGCCGTGCGTGGCTCAGGGAGCGACTGGACAACTGGCGTGCCGCCGCCTCGGGCGAGCAGGTGTGGTTCGAGGTGGTGCAGGAGTCTGGTCGCAAGAACGGCCCCTTCGAGGCATCCGCCTTCGAGGGCATGCGCATGCTCGCGCACTTCCTCAACAGCATCAAGCCGTTGTCGCGTGACCGTGGACGCATCACCTTCGCCTGGTTGCGCTCGGCTGACGACTCGGCGCTGCTGACCCGCCTGTACGTGGGGGTCAACGAGCACGCTGGCGACGCTGGCCGTGCCGCCTTGCGGTCATACGCTCAGTCCATCGGGGCGCGCCTTGAGCCGGTGCCGGAGGGGATTTTGCGCTTCCCCGCCGAGCATCTCGTCGTCGGCCAGCGGGGCAAGGCGCGCCTGGCGGACGTCACCAATGTCGTGAACGAGATCGGGGTGGCAGCCGCATCGTTCGCCTCGACGGCGGACGCTGCAGGCTCCCAGGCCACCTGCGCCGTGTATCTCACGCTGGAAGGCATGAGTCGAGGGGAGCGCACCATGCTCACCAACGCGCTCATGACCACCACGGCGACCGCCGCCGGCGGCACCGCCGTGTTCGCCGGCAACTCCGCCCAGGCCATCCGCCAGATGTCGGACTCTGCGGTGCGCATGAGCATCATGGCGGCCGCGGACGACTCCAGCCCGGACACCCCTCACGCGTTGCTGTCAGCAGTGGTCAGCGCGTCGCCGAATCTCGGCTTCAGCGTCGACGGCGTGCGCCCCGAGGCTGCCGCTCGCGCGCATGCCACGGTCACGGGCGTGGCGCTCGTGGCGCTGTTCGTCATCATGGCGCTGTCGTCGAACTGGCTTCCTGCGGTGGTGGGGCTCGTGCTGGCCGCAGCCGGTGCTGCCCTCGCTGAGCGTTTCGGGCTGCTGGTGGGGCCCTACGCGCGCTCGGCGGCCCGCGGCGAGGCTCTCGTCCCGCCGTACACTCCGCGTCCCCTGTCTGTGCGTCGAGGCATCGAGCGGCTGTGGCTGCGTTTCCGCATGTCCCGCAACGAGGGAGGCCGAGGGCAGATCGACGTGACAGTCGCGCCGTATCCCTCGGTGTCGGAGGTGATCCCTGCGCACTCGGCGGCGCTGTTCGAACTGCTGACCTTCCCGGCAGATGCCCAGACGTCCACATTGACCGCCTCGGACCGTCTGCAGAGCCGCGGGCTGCCACCAGACATGGTGGACGTGGAAGAGGGCGTGTTCGTGGGCATGTCAGGCACGGGGCAGCCGGTGATGCTCGACATCGAGGACGTGCACTACTCGCTGTACACCGCCGGTGCGCCCAACACCGGCAAGTCGAACTTCCTGCTCGTGGTGTACGCCGGCATGGTCAAGGCATCCATCCAGCACACCGCGGGACTGTCGCTGTCTCCGATCTGGGGCGAGACAAAGGGTGAAGGAGCGTACGACGCATGGCGCATCGCGCGTCATCATCCGCGGGCAGTGTTCGTGGATGTGCACAACCCGCGCTCCGGTGCCCGTCTGGCGCTTGAGGGCCGCCGCCTGTCCGAGGGCGAGACGGTGCCGAACGTGCTGAGCAACTGCACTCGCCTGGTGTCGAGCCTGCAGGCCGCGTACGGCGATGGCATCAAGTCGCAGGCGCGCGAGATCTTCGACAACGTGCTGCGCTGCGCGATGCTGCTGACGGCGGAGGAGATCCGATACGTCGAACTGGACCAGTTCGTGAACCCGGACAAGCCCAACATCATGGAGTTGTCCTTCTACCTGCTGTTGGGCGACACCCGAGTTGACCCTTCCGCGAAGATGCTCGCCTTGGGGGCCGCGCTGCAGCGTTCCCAGGGGCTGCGCGAGCAGGAGTTGTCCAACGCGATCGGCTCCATGAGCCGCTTCTGGGGCAAGGACAGCGATCGGCGTGTGTACCTCGAGCGCATCTCGACGGTGCTGAACAAGATCAACGACATGCGTCGCGCCCCGATGCTGTGGTCGCCGGACGCTCGCCGACAGGACGTCTACATCCCGCAACTGGTCCAGTCGATGGCCCCTTCGGTGGTCAACATGGGCTCGTTCTACGACGCCGACACCCGTCAGTTCTCCCAGTCGATCGACCGTTCGGTGTCGCAGCGCCTCATCCGCTCGTTCAACTATCTGCTGTGGGACTACATCAAGGGCCACTGCAACGGCTGGCAGCAGATGCGCAAGCGCGTGCCCATGTTCTTCGACGAGGTTGCCGACGTTGCCGCCAATGCGCAAGGAGACGACGTGCCCAACACCCTCGAGGAGGGCACCAAGGAGGGTCGCTCGCGCGGTGCCGCCTACTTCCTGGGCTCGCAGTACCCCTCCCAGATGCCTGAGATGGTCCGTCACCAGGTGCTGGCCTCGCGCGGCAAGTTCTGGTTTGGCATGCAGAACTCGTCCGACCTGGACCTCGCTGTGCGCGACCTCATGGTCGACGACGCCCACACCGAGGGGGCCATCACCGCCTCGAACATCAAGTCGTTGCACAACGGCGTGTGCTTCGCCACGCTGCCGCGTCGTGGCTCCGTGACTCCGCCGATCCTGCTGAAGGTGCCGTTCGTGGACCATTGGGTGCCCATCCTGTTCGCGGAGCACAACCACTCCACCCACGACGCGATCGCCGACTACGTGCGCATGCTCGATGCTGCGGAGGCCGCTCGATGACCGTTCGCTCCTTGCCTGCGCGTGTGTCGCCGCTGTCTCACGCCCATGTGAAGGTGCCCGAAGGCGTCGACAAGGCGCGAGTGTCGGATGCCCGTGAGGACTTCGGCCTGCCCAGTCAGCGCACCATCTGGGAACGCGAGCATCTGGTCGGCCGGCGCGCGAAGACGGTGGCGGTGTCGCGCCGCGATCAGCGCCGCACCATCCGCCTGACCGACCGGCTGGACCCGTTCCACGAGATGGACTGGAACGCCCAGTTCACCGGCTCGGACTGGCGGCGCATCGAGGTGCAGCGCCACCGGCTGACCACTGACGCGCGCGGCAACGTCTTCGTCCAGACCACCTCGTCGTTCGCGCCGATCGACATGCCGCCGAACGAGTCGTACACCGAGAACATCGTGCGCACCATGGCGTTGCTGTTCCAGTTCGGCTGTCTGTCCACCAGCCAGTTGTGCTCGTGGCTGAACCTGACCGGCAAGGGCATGGCGTACACCCTCAACCGTCTGTACGCGCTCGGCCTCATCGAGAGGATGACCCCTTCGTGGGTGACGACCACCCCGTCATCCAGGCCCGGGCATGGCACCGGGGACATCGTGCGCGTGAACCTGCGCTCTGACACGGTGGGGCAGTGGGTGGACGGCCTGTCGGCGTTGGAGCACGCCCTGCTCACCGGCGGACGCACCACGGACGACCTGCTCCGCAACGGCACCTTCGCGTACGAGCAGACGCTGCGACACAACCTGGCGCTGGCTGAGGTGTGCCTTCGTGCCTTGGAGGTGTCGCCGGGCGTGGCTGGCGTGTGGGGCGAGCCGCTCGTGCAAGGAGATCGATTCCTTGGGCAGTTGGCGCGCGGCAGCGTGGATGTGCGCACAGTGCGCGGTGACGGCGCGATCGTCACCAAGGACGGCGGCGTCATCGTGCTCGAACTGACAGGGGTGCAGGACGCCACACGTTCCGAGCACGGGCAGACTCTGGCAGCGCGTGCAGCCGCATGGGCTGCGATCGCGCACCTGTCACAGGTGCCGATGTCGCTGTGTGTGGTGTCGATCGGCGGCTACAGCGCGTCGCGTCGCATCGCGCGCCACCTCAAGGCCAATGTGGAGCGCGAACTGGCCGCCTACTTCGCTCACCTCGACGACCGGGAAGAGGCCATGAAGGCCATCCATATGGTCTCGATGCAGTCGTGGTGGCCCTCACCCGGCGCGGTGTCGCGCAAGTTCGTCACCCTCGAGGCGTACTCGCCGTTGAGCGAGCAGTACCGCGAACTGGCCCCCGCGGCAGCCCAGTGGGACACGAGACAGCCGGTGGTGGTGAACACGGTGGCCGCACTGCATCATCCGGCATGGGCCTTGCAGCCCGTGGCTCCGCTAGTGGCGGAAGGGTCGGCGACATGAGCACCTCGTCGCTGCTGGTGCGCCTGGCCGAGGAGCGGCTGGGCTCGTTCACGATGCTGGTGCGCGAGAGCGGCATCGCCGAGCAGGTGCTGCGTGACATTGCCGAGGGGCAGGTGCAACCGGATGCGGAGCACATCAAGCGTGTGCGCGCGGTCCTGGGCCGCGATGTGCCAGACGAGGCGTTCCCTCACGCGCGGCCGCGTGCGATGTACCTCGAGGTGACCGAGGCGAAGGTGCTGGCCAAGCGGGAGGAACTCGTTGTGCGCCCCGAGGCGGTGAAGGCTGACGACATGATCCGGCTCGTGTCCAGCCACCCATCCCGCGGATTCATCGGCTGGGTGAAAGCCCTCAAAGACGCCTACTGGGCGCGCGCTGATCTGGTGTGCATCGACATCAAGGGCGGGCAGACCGTCGAGTGCCATCCGGCGCAGACGGTGACGGTGGCGCGCCGCCCCTCGACAGCACAGCAGTCTTAGGCGATACGCACCAGTCTCGCCTGCTCGAACTCGTCCCAGACGCTCACGCCGGCAAGGGCGCGCTTGCTCACTTCCTCGTCGGGCAGCGCAGCATCAGCAGCCTTCGCCACACGCAACGGGTTGGAGGCGGTGCGTCGACGAGCGTGGGGTCCGCGGGGCTTGACGGGGCGGCCCCCGAGAAGCACCTCGCCGCCGTAGACCCCGTATCCGCCGGTCTCGACGCCCATCGCCAGGCATGCCTCACGGATCGGGCACGCCGACTTGCATTGCTCGGTCTGGTCCCGAGCGGCCTTCTGTGTCACGACGTCCCAGCGAGGGTCGAGTCTGCACGGTGTGGGAGAGCGGAGGCTCTTGACTGCCCTGACGTAGTAGTCCGGCAGGCCCAGGATGTCGTTGATGCCCAACAGTGACTCCCATAACTGTGGTGGTCTTGCACCACGATACTCGACATCCGCGCGTCTGTGGATATGGCGCGCACACAGGAAAACGGCCCGGAAGTGGACCCTAGACTCTGTGGTAGTGCTGGCTGGAGGTGACGAGGGCTGATGCGGCGCAACGGGCTGTTCGCCCCGTGGGAGACCTGGCGCAAGATCGCTGGCGTTGCCATGGCGATCTTCGTGGTGATCCTCGTGGTGGCGATGTCGCTGCCGCTGGGCGTTGCGGCAGCGGGGAGCCTGTACCTGGCCGCCGTCATCTGGAAGAACCCGCTGGGCATGCCCGACTTCGACAGAGTCCAGTACACCCAGCGCACCAGGGCGCACCGCGTCGCCTTGTTCATGATGAAGGTGAAGAACAACGCACCCCAACTGTTCTCGCCTGTCGTTGCTCTGGGTGCTGGGCCGCCGCGTGAAGACCCCGACCATGTCGTCTTCAAGGACGGCGTGGAGATGCCGCTGCAGCCGGGATTCTGGCCGCCGTTCCGGCTGGCGGCGTGGTGGGCGGCGCTGTTCGGCCTGTGCATGGCTCCGCTCGAGATCGCCGTGGACGCCGTGCGTGCTCCCGTGTGGGGCTTCCACATCCCGTGGCCGATCATGATGGTGCTGTCCTTCGTCGGCTGGTACGCGCTGTGCCAGATCATCACCGACGTGTGGCGCATCTCCCCGGACAAGGACTCGCCGTTGGCGACGTCGCAAGCACCCGCGACCATGCTCAACATGGTCAAGAACCACCTGGAACTGCGCCCGAGCATCCTGCGGGCGGCATCGTTCGCGACTATCCCAGTGGGCGTCATCCTGGTGCTGTGGGCTGTCATCAAGTGGCCCTGGTGGGTGTCCGCCATCTCGATTCCGTTGTCGGCTCTGCTGACAGCCGCGGCGCTGTGGTCGCGGAATCTGACGACGGCGTATCGCGCCGAGTGGGCTGCTCGTGAGGCACGCCAAGCAGAGTGGGACGGGATCTGGGCGAGCCTGCTCCCCACCTCGGTGTCGCCGCCGATGTTCATGGGCGAGATCGACCTGCCGACTGTCGAGGAGTTCAACCAGCGACTCGAGCAGTGGGAGGCCCAGCATGCCGATTCCGACGACCTCGACGCCATGCCGCCGGAATACCAGCCGCTCGTCAAGTGCGCGGCGTTCGCCTACGGCCCTGGGACCACGTTCGAGAAGATCGCCGAGTACGCCGAGGGTCTGCGTGGTGCCTGCGGTGCGAGCCTGTTGGCGATCGTGCCGTTCGGAGAGGCCAACGCCATGGGCATTGAGACCCCTGGCACCGTCTCTGCCCAGTACTTCCGCGTCTACTACGCCGACCAGGGGACGCAGTTGCCGAGGATGCTCGACCCGGAGGCCGACCCGTGGGCACTGCTGCTCAACATCGAGGCTCGTGTCGTCACGCCCATCTCCAACCTCCGCGGCATCGGTCGCGTCATCAGCGTGAGGCACTACCTGGTGACCGAACCGAATTCCCCCGAGCAGATCATCGGTGTGCGACTGATGCCACGCAATCCGGGCGTGAACATCGAGGACTTCCTGGAGCGACTCGAAGACATCCAGCGTGCGGCGAACGTGCGGTGGGCTCGCGTCATCCACGGGTCCGACGAGCGCGAGATCATCCTCTACCTCGGCGACGAGCCGCACATGGAGACCACCAAGTTCCGTCGCCCGGCGAGCCAGGAGCACAACATCATCGACCAGATGAACTGGCTGTACTACTTCCACGCCAACAACCTGCGCGGTGCGTCGGGAACGCCGCGCCTGGTGCGGCGCGAGGCAACCACCCCGGTGGTGGACAAGTTGACCTTCTCGCTGCCCCCTGGCCTGCCGATGAAGCAGGTGAAGGCGGCACAGGAGGCGCTGGCGACAGCCAGCGGCAACGAGTTCATCGAGATCGCTCTCAACAACCCCGACGAGAAGCCCCCGACCACGATGCGGGAGCGTCTGGCGCGCTCGAGGAGACCATCGTCCGGCACACAGTTCTCCATCATCGCGGCCAAGGAGAATCCGCTGCGGCGCGTGTTCAACTTCACCGACTACGCCGACCAGATCATGCCTGGGCGGGAGAAGGGCGTGGCACGTATCAACTGGGTTGCAGGCGTGCTGTCGGACGACACGCTGGCGTGGGACGACTGGGGCAACGCCGACAACCCCCACCTGCTCGTCGCTGGTGCGTCGGGCTCCGGCAAGTCGGTCGCCATGTCGTCGATGATCTTGCAGATCGCCTACAACAACGGGCCAGGCGAGGCGCGATTCTGGATGATCGAGCCCAAGAACGAGATGCAGATCTACCGCGACCTGGACGTCGTCGAGCGCTTCGTGGACTCGTGGAGCCCGGACCACAACTTCGTGAAGAACGCCGCCGACCTCATGGAGGACGCAGTGGCCGAGATGCAGCGGCGCAACGAGATCTTCGTGAAGCACCCCAAGCAGCCGAAGCAGTTGCGCAAGGCTCGCGAGATCGCGATCCGCGAGTGCGAGGAGCAGGGCATCCCGCTCGAGCAGCACCCGCTGTACATGCCGTACCTGTTCGTCATCGTTGAGGAGTGCGCCTCGCTGTTCGCTGGCGTGTCCCCTCACGAGCGCGATGACCAGTTGCGCTTCATCTCGATGGCCACCGAGATTGCGCGCAAGGCGCGTTCGTCCGGCATTCACCTCATCATGGCCACGCAGTATCCGACCAAGGAGAGCCTGAGTTCGACCATCAAGAACCAGATGCGCTCCATCGGCTTCAAGTGCCAGACCGAGGTGGCGTCACGCGTGGTCATCAACCAGGCCGGCCTGGAGGAGATCAACATCAAGGGTGCAGGCATGCTGCGCGTCGACGGCGAGATGCGCCTGTTCCGTGGCTTCTGGGTGCAGGACGGCGACCCCGACTACGGCGAGCAGAACGACATCGTCGAGACGTTGCGCAAACTGCCGTCGAACAACGGCCAGGCATCGGCGCTGCGTGACATGGGGCAGACACCGCGAGTGTCGATGCCGCCGGTGGCCGACTCGGCGTTCCGCGTGTGGGACATGTCGCCCTTCGGCGGGCAGCGCCAGAAGGTGCTCGTCACGCTTCCCGAGGCGATGTACGACCCGGACGAGATCAAGGCCGAGGAGACGGTCGACGCCTGAATGGCGCTGGTGGGAAAACCTGTCGGGGAATCTCATAGTCAAGGAGGTGTCGCCATGATGTCAGGGCTGCCCCCTAACGTGGCTGACATGTCGGCCGAGGTCCCGTTCTACAGAGCAGCGTCGGTCAAGTACGAGCCCGGGGAGTGGGTTGCCCTGGGCAAGGCTGGTGAGCCAGGCACTTTCGAGCCGGTCGCCGACGCGGTGCGCGAGCGTTGGGTGCAGCGCTTCAATGTGGTCGACGTCTCGCAGGTGCCCCCCACGCTCGTGACGGTGGCGTTCCTATGGAAGTGCCCACAGGGGCACGAGTGGCGAGAGCCGATGGGGTCGGTGACCGATCGTCAGGCCAAGTGGAAGCGGTTGGACCCTTCAGGCCGCGTGGGGCCGGCGTGTCGAGCATGCGTGCTCGAACGCTATGCCTTGACGTATGAAGGCTGCGGTCATCGCCATGACGATCTCGGCAAGGTGGCCGACCCGCCGCTCACGGTGCCGCAAAGTCTGTGCCCTACATGCCACCCCGAACTGTTGGAGGAGAAGGCTCGGCGACAAGAGAATGCAGAGAGGCGGTGGGAGCAGCGTGCGCGCAGGTTGCAGACCTTGCGCGAGGCCGTGGACGCGCGCAAGCGCTTGTGGGAGACACAGATGCCTGAGCGCGGCTATGACAAGCCGCCCGGCTCCATCGAGTGGAAGTTCGACCGGCATGGCTCGGCGCTCGAGACGACGGTGATAGATGCGTTGCGCGATGCGGGACTTCCTGTGATGACGTGCCGCGCTGTCCGTGTGCCGAACTTGATGGAGCAGTCGGGCGAGACGTGGCTGTGCACACCGGATGGGCTCATCAATGAACGCTGGTGCATCGAGGTGGACTCTCCCGGGTGGAAGCACCGCCTCACGTGTCACAACTCCGGGTTCCCTGCGCACGACTTGTACCGAGACGACTGTCTGCGTGCCGTGGGCATGGTGGTCATCCGTCTGCGTCTGGCGGGGCTGGAGCCGGTGCCTGACAGCATCAACTACGTAACCGATCGCGACTATGTCACCAAGGCGATCCTGGCGGAGTTCGCCGCCCTCGTTCGAGAAACCATCGCCAGCGATGGGGGACAGGGGTCTTGAGAATCCTCATCACCAGAGCGGTAGCCGAGGAAGCCCTCGGCTTTCGCCGTGGGGAGGAATCGGCGAGCGAGACGCCGGCCGTCATGCCCGGCGTGAGGACTATCGTGTCGAGCGCCATCCCGCGGACTGGGATGCGCACGTTGACTTCCTCCCCACCCTGAAGGGCGGGGATTCCTGCTGCGGGCCGTCATGCGGCGGCCTCACTTCGGTGGGTTCCTGCTTCATCCCCGACTGCGCACGCGAGCATGCGTCTGACACCGGGTCCACAGGCGTTTAGGGTCTCCGCCAATCCGGCGGCGACCAGAATGTTCACGGCGGCGTTGTAGTCCCGGTCCAGCCGGGTGCCACAGCCTCCGCAAGTCCACTCCCGTGTTGAGAGTGGCTTCTTCCCTCCGGGTGTTCCGCATACTGAGCAGGTCTGGGTTGTGGGTTCCCACTGCCCGGTCCGCAGCACCGTTCGGCCTTGGCTCTCGGCTTTCTCGGTGAGGAGGCGGATCAGGTTTCCCAGTCCTGCGTCGTAGACGGACTTCGCCAGCCGGGTGCGTCCCATGCCGGAGAGGGAGAGAGTTTCGAGCGCCAGTACGTCATGGTCGATGACCAGTCGGCGGGCGAGTTTGTGGTGATGGTCTGCCCGCAGATCTCGTACCTTGCGGTGGGTGCGGGCGACCGCGATTCGGGCCTTGGCTCGATTCGCGCTGCCCTCCTTCTTACGGGACAGCGCCCGCTGTTGACGAGCCAACTTCCGCTGAGCCGCACGGAGGTATCTCGGGTTGGCTATTTTCTCCCTGCTGGCCTCGCCAGTTGCGGGATTGATGGAGATGAGTGCGGCAAGGTCTCCGAGTCCGAGGTCGAGCGCCGCTACCTTCACCGCAGGCGCGGCTTCGCGGGTGGGTTCGTCCACGACGAACGAGACCCAGTAGGTTCCGTCGGGTTCAAGGATGACTGTCACCGACGTGGGGTCCGACGGTAGGTCTCGGGAGCGTGCGAAGCGCAAGTTTCCGATCTTCGGGAGCCGGACCTTTCCCCACTTCGATCCAGTAGTGTCGAGGACCTTGAATTGTGCGTTTGCGGTGAACCTGGCGGCCTGTCGGTGTGAGCGCTTCTTGCGGGAAGGCAGGCCCACCCTTCGGCCCTTCCGCTTCCCATTGAGAGAGTCGAAGAAGTTGCGGTAGGCGCGAGCGGCGTCATTGACGGCCTGCTGCAGCGGCACTGCCGACACCTCAGCCAGCCATGCTCGCTCGGGGGTCTGCTTTGCCAGCGTCGTCACCAACTTGGCTGTTTCCGAGAAAGGCACTTCCTTGTGGAGCCCAGCCCGATAGAGGCGGTCGCGTTCGATGATGAAGTCGTTGAACACGACCCGGCAGGAACCGAATGTGCTGGCCAGCATCCGCGCCTGACCCCTGGTGGGGTAGGCGCGGTACCGGTAGCGCTTGATCGCCATATCTCGATTCTACCATCAAGTACACTTGGTTTCATGGGTGATGAGTTGGATGTTCGCACTGGCAGGCATGTGGTTTATGCCCTGCATACGCATTTGGTCTTTGTCACGAAGTACCGTCACAAGGTGTTCACCGACGCCCACCTGACCCGACTGGAGGCGATCTTCCGCGACGTGTGCACCGACTTCGAGTGCGAACTGGTGGAGTTCAACGGCGAAACAGACCACGTGCACCTGCTGGTGAACTTCCCACCCAAGGTCGCCGTCTCCCATCTGGTCAACAGCCTCAAAGGCGTATCCAGCCGGTACATGCGCCGGGAGTTCCCCGAACTGGAACGCCACTACTGGCGCGCCAAGCGGCTCTGGTCAGGCTCCTACTTCGCGGGGTCCGTCGGAGGGGCACCCATCTCCGTGTTGAGGCAGTACATCGAGAACCAGACCCGGCCCTCCTGAGCCCGGCGATTCACCCCCGCCCTGAACGGCGGGGCACTCTCGCCTATTCAACGAAGGTAGCAGCCCGCAGGCCGAGCCAGTAAAACTGTGGTAGGCTTGATGGCCATGTGGGGACTTCGGTCGCCGAGCGCACTGGTGCTCGCGGCACTCGTACTCACCGGCTGCGTCCCGGTGAGCGCATCCAGCTCGCCCGTCCAGCCGGTGGAGCACATCGTCGCGGCTGAGCCTGAGGCAGTTGTCGAGCCGACCGCCCCGCAGCCAAGCGTCGCGGCCATGGAGGCACCCCTCGGGGACCAGCATGACCGCTACATGACGCTGCTGGACTCCCTCCCGGTGGACGTGGAGCGTCCCGCGATGCCCGAGTACAAGCGCACCGAGCACTTCGGCAAGGCGTGGCCCGACGCCGAGGGCACCGGCTGTGACGAGCGCAACCGCGTCCTCGCGCGCGACCTTCTTGAGCCCTCCTTCCATGCCGACGGGTGCCGTGTGCTCACCGGCGTGCTCATCGACCCGTACACCGGAGCGACCATCCACTTCCAGCGCGGTCAGGACACCTCGCCCCTGGTGCAGATCGACCACATCGTCGCACTCAAGGACGCATGGGAGTCGGGGGCATGGCGGTGGGACCAGGCAAGCCGCATCACGTTCGCCAACGACCTGGACAACCTCCTCGCGGTGTCGCGCGAGGCGAACGCGGCCAAGGGGGCCAAGTCCGCGGCGCAGTGGTTGCCGCGACGCGACTTCGAGTGCGAGTACGTCCGCCGTCAGGTGGCGGTGAAGGCCAAGTACGGACTGTCCGTGCTGGTGGACGAGAAGCAGGTGCTTGCGGCGATTCTGCTCGAGTGCCGCGACGAGGAGATCCCATCATGACGACGATCGGCCTGGTCATCACCATCATGTCTGCCGTGGGCGTATGGATCGTGCTGGCCGCCTGGCGACCAGCGACAACGGCCTCGGTGACGGCGTTCATGCTGCACTCGCCCGCCACCCTCATCCATGAGTTCACCCACGCCGTCGTCGGCACCGTCACGGGCGGCATCGCCACCGGCATCAGGCTGATGAGCGCGATGCACGCTGAGACGCGCGTGCTGCACTTCACGCTCCTGTCGCGCGTCCTGACACCCGTGGCCGGATACATCCTGACGCCGCTGTTCGGCCTGGCGGTCGCGCTCGGAGGGACCATCAGCCAGGACGACCCGGTGTGGCAGCGTCTGCCGTACGCCGCGCTGGCGGTGGTGGCCATGGGGTGCCTGCTGCTTTCGCGCAACCTGCTGGCGTTCGCGGCAAGCGTGTGGATGGGCACCCTGACGTTCCTGCTGTGGATGAACCCGGTGCTGCCCGCCACGTGGGCCGGGGCTGTGATCTGCATCCTTGCGGCGATCGCGGCTTGGGGACTCGTCGGCCAGCACGCGGAGTTCGGCCGCGACGTCGAATCTGACGCCACCCGCGGGCTCCTGCGTGCGGCGCATCCGGTGGTGCCGGCGGTCATGTGGGCCTTGTTCGCGACAGTGTGCGCGGGCTGTGCGACGCATCTCGCTTTCGTCGCCGGTTGACGCCGGTGTGGCCCAATAGTGTGGTAGGCTCGGTGCCACACACAGCACGAGGGATACGCCGTGACCATTGATGCCACAGAGCGGCTCGCCGCCGCAGAGACCACTGGTCTTGAGGCGGTCTACCGGGACGCTTATGCCAAGGTCTACCAGGGAGACTGCCTGAGCGTCCTGCGTCAGATGCCGGACAACTCTATCGATGCGATCGTCACCGACCCGCCGTACGGCCTGCGCCCCATTTCGGAGGCAACTCTGCGGCAGGCTCTTGACGAGTGGCTGACCGGAAACGATGAGTTCGTGCCCGATGGTCGCGGGTTCATGGGCAAGGAGTGGGACCGTTTCGTCCCGCCGCCCGCCGCCTGGCGCGAGGCGTTCCGCGTGCTCAAGCCCGGCGGCTACCTGCTGTCGTTCGCTGGTTCGCGCACCGTGGACCTGATGACACTGTCGATCCGCCTCGGCGGCTTCCAGATCAACGACTCGATCGAGTGGATCTACGGCTGCTACTCCGAGGACACCGAGGTCTTCGCCAACGGCCAGTGGCGCGCATACACCGAGGTCAAGCCTGGTGACAAGGTGCTGTGCTACAACCCGGACACCGACGCCTACCATGAAGGCCCGGTGCTGGACACGGTGCTGTACGAGTACGACGACGAGGGCTACCTGCTGCGCTCGGACGACACCGAGCAGTTGGTCTCGGCCAGCCACCGGTGCATCGTGGAGCGTGACGGCGAATGGGTGATGCTGCCCGTCGAGGCGCTCAACCCCACTGAGGTCGTGCCGTACCTGAGCGACATCTCAGACACCACCACGCGCCGCACCACGGTCACCGTCACGCGTGAGCACATCGCCGGCAAGGTGTGGTGCCTGCGCGTGCCCACCGGCGCGTTCGTCGTGCGCCGCCACGGCAAGGTCTTCCCCTCGGGCAACTCCGGATTCCCGAAGGGTCTGAACATCGCTCGCGGCATCGACAAGCGCAACGGGTACGTCGGCAAGGTCGTCGGCACCGAGACCATCGACAAGGGTATGCAGGGCGGCAAGATGCACGCCGGGCGACCCAAGAACATCGTTGAGCGCGAGGTGCGCGAACTGTCGCCCGAAGCCAAGAAGTGGGAAGGGTGGTCCACCGCCCTCAAGCCCGCCCACGAGCCGATCGTGGTGGCGCAGAAGCCTGTCGAGGGCACCATCGTCGAGAACGTCCTGTGGCACGGCACCGGCGGACTCAACATCGACGCCACCCACGTTCCCACCAATGACACGTTCGGCGGGAAGACGAAAGACTCGAGCGAGTGTGCTGAGGGATGCGCCGAAGGCGACGACTGGGTTCTCGGTCTCGAGTGGGGGCGCTATGCGCCTAACGGTGTGCTGAGCCACACTTCCGACAGCGTCGGGGCCTCGAGGCTGTTCCCTGCCTTCGTCTATCACCCCAAGGCCAAGTCGGACGAGCGGCCCGCATACACGACAGAGGACGGTGAGACCGTCATGCACTCGACGGTCAAGCCGGTGAACCTCATCAAGGATCTGGTCGCATTGGTGACGCCGCCTGGTGGCGTCGTTCTCGACATGTTCGCCGGGTCCGGCACCATCAGCGAAGCGGCCACCATCCTTGGCGTGCAGTCGATCGCGATCGAGTTGGAGGAGGCTCACATTCCCCTCATCATCGAGAGGCTGACCGGCAAGGACATCTGGGCGGGCGGGCTGCTGGATTGACCGCACTGGCCACACAGTGGAACGCAACGATGGCGAAGACCATCGCCGCCTCCGACGTCCCCGTCGGCGGCGCACTCATTGCGTTGCCATGGGAGAGCGCTGACGGGCAGGTGCCGTCCACCGTGGCTTTGCGGCTGGTTCGGGCCTGTACCGAGCGCATGCTGCCAGGAGCCCACATGGTGCTCTTGGTGCCCAGCAACCTCGTCGACCAGGGTGGCCTGGCGGTGCGCATGGCCGGATGCGAGGTGCGGGACGGCATCTCGTCGATCATCGACGGACGCGTGTGGGTGTGGTTGCTGGCTCGTAAAGACATCCCTTCGGGTGTCGTGCTGGACTCTGTGCTCGAACACGGCACCGGGGCCGTCAACATCGACGCCTGCCGCTTGGAAACACAAGGACGACCGTTGCGAGTCCTTGACCCCAAGCCCACCAACAACGTCGCGATCGCCGGGCAGGTGGATGAGGCAGAGACGTACACGGATGGCTCGCGGGCCGTCGGAGTCACGGACGAAGGGCGCTACCCGCCTAACGTGATGCTGGACGATGCCGCGGCCGCGCGCCTCGACAAGACTCACCCGGACGCCGGGGCTGGTGGTCCCGCGTCGGGCCCCACACAGTCGGGGCCGTTCAAGTCGAACTCTATGCAGGGCGCGTTCCGCGGCATGGGGGACACCCCGGCGAAGTTCCATGGGGACTCCGGTGGTGCATCACGGTTCTTCCCGCGGGCCAACGATGTCGCTGAGGCGCAGGAGTGGCTGTTGCGACTGATCACCGTGCCTGACCATCCCACGCTGGTCATCACGGACACGGACGGGGTCGTGCTCCACCGCGCCCCCGAGGTCGCGGCTGAGGCGGAGGCGGCGTCGTGACGGAGACGATGCCGAACATTCCCGCCCGCATGTTGACGTGGGAAGACGAACTTCGCCTCTCGGATGCGCTGTACGAGGCACGACGGGTGCGTGAGCGTCTCAACGGCGCGCCTCCGACTTCCGCGAAGGACCGGGCCATCTTGGAGGCTGGCCGCGCGGCTGCTGACGAACTGGTGCTGGCACACATCCCGTTGGCGCGTCGCATCGCCTACTCGGTCCTGCCGCTTCGGGTCCAGTCCGCGGCGATGGACATCGAAGACCTGGTGCAGGTCGGTCTGTTGGCGATGTACTCCTGCACGAACTGGTACGACGCACGTCGGCGCGACGACGGCCTGGCCAAGGACACCGGCAACCGCTTCTCGTTCTACTGTCGCCAGTACGTGCGACGGGACATGCTGCGGGCTGTCGAGCGCGATGAGGCGACGCTGACAGGCTCCCGTGCCGCCTACGAGCGGACTCGCGAGTGGATGCGCGCGAAGGTGGCCTTGGCTGAGGAGTTGGGTCGCCCGCCCACCGATGACGAGGTGGCAGCCCGCAGCGGCATCTCGTCCGACCAGATCGACTTCACGCTGTTGCACCACCTCATCCGTCTGAGCCAGCCGGTGGCCGGTGAGGGCGGAGGTGACGATGACTCCCCCCTGTATTGTGATCCCGCCGAGCAGGCGCGCACGTGGGAGGTTGATGACGCGATCGCCGGCGACCCGTATCCGGCTGCTGTGACGCGAGTTCTTCGTCTGGCTCTTCCTCCGCGAGAGGTTGAGGCGGTGTCGCTGTGGCTTGGCTTGGACCAGGACATGCCACGCACGTACCCCGAGGTCGCTCGCGAGATGGGACTGAAGTCGACCGTGGTTGTGGGCCTCGTGCGCAATGGCATCGCGCGGCTGCGCCACCCCCAGAACATCAAGCGCGTCAGGCAGTTCGCTCAAGATGAGTTGGCACAGATCAGAGACATGAGTCTGCTGCCCAGCGTCGAGGGAGGTCGTTCGTGAGTTCGCCCAAGGCGTCGTCGTATGACGCTGATGCGATCATCGCGCTCGAAGGCCTTGAGGCCGTCTACATGCGCCCCGCGATGTACGTCGGCACCACCGACAAGCGCGGCTTCCACCACCTGCTATGGGAGATCGTCGACAACTCGGTCGACGAGGCGATGGGCGGCTACGCCGACCACATCAGTGTGACCATCCATGAAGACGAGTCCGTCACCGTCACGGACAACGGCCGCGGCATCCCGGTCGCCAAGCAGACCGCTGGCGCATACAAGGGCATGTCCACCCTGGAGATGGTCATGACGGTGCTGCACGCCGGCGGCAAGTTCGAGGGCAAGGGCTACACCTACTCGGGCGGCCTGCACGGCGTCGGCGTCTCTGTCGTGAACGCGCTGTCTACGCGTCTGGACGTCGAGGTGCGCCGCGACGGCAAGGTGTACGCGATGTCGTTCGCCGGGCAGCGCCGCAAGGTGCGTGGCAGCAAGGAGTCCTACGTTCCGGGGCTTGTCTCCAAGCCGCTGCATGTGGTCGGTCCCACCAAGCGCAAGGGCGACACCGGCACCTCCATCCGATTCTGGCCCAATTCGGACGTGTTCTCGTGCGACTCCTGGGACTCGAAGTTGGTGCTGACCAACCTGCAGCGGCGCGCATACCTCAACCCTGGTCTCACGTTCCGCTTCGAGGATCTGCGTCACGACGACCCGCCGGTGGAGTTCTGCTACCCCAACGGCCTGGCTGACTTCATGGCTGAAGAGGGCGCTCAGCGTCTGGCCGACAGCGACGACGCGGCAGATGAGCCCGGGAGCACCGGCTCCCGGATGCCGCTCGAGCCCATCCTGCTCGGCGGCGAGTCTGAGGACACAGAGGGCGAGTGGACGTTGGCGCTGCAGTGGTTCCCTGACGAGCGCTACGTCGTCCACTCCTTCGCCAACGGCGTCACGACCCCCAACGGCGGCACTCACGTCAAGGGTGTCGAAGAGGCGATGTTGACGACGCTCAACAACTTCGCTCGCCAGGACCACATCGGGCTGCTCAGCGACAAGGACCCCAAGATCGCCACACGGGACTGGACCACAGGCTGCGGCCTCGTGATCGCAGTCAAGGTGCGCAACCCGCAGTTCGTCGGGCAGACGAAGGACGAGTTGTCTAACCCTGAGACCAAGGCGATGGTGCGCAAGCAGTTCGCGGTGCAGTTCGCTCAATGGCTCGAGTCCCACCCGGCAGAGGCCAAGGCGATCGTCGAACGCATCGTGACGCAGATGCGTTTCCGCACCAAGATGGCTGAACTGGCCCGCGCCGAGAAAGCCAAAGGCAAGCAGGGCATCCAGCCGTCCAAGTTGCCTCTGCCGACCAAACTCATCGACTGCACGCGCCACGACGGAGCCGAGTTGTTCATCGTCGAGGGTGACTCCGCGGCCGGGCCGGCCATCAAAGCGCGCGACAACCGCTTCCAGGCGGTGCTGCCGGTGCGAGGCAAGGGCCTGAATATCGAGCGCGCTCTCAACGGGCGAGACGAGTCGAAGATCTCTGACAACAAGGAGGTCCAAGGCATCATCGCGACCATCGGCGCGGGCTCGCAGAGCATGTTCGACATCTCGAAGATGCGCTACGACAAGGTCATCCTGCTGATGGACGCCGACGCCGACGGCGCTCACATTCGACTGCTCCTGACCACGCTGTTCTACCGCCTCATGACGCCGCTGGTGGAGCAGGGGCACCTGTATGTGGCACGCCCGCCGCTGTTCACCACTCGCCTGGGAGACAAGAAGGTGTACTTCCGCACCGAGCGCGAACGGGACGCGTTCTTGGCCGAGCATCCGCGGCACTCTGAGGCGATCATCCGCAACAAGGGTCTGGGCGAGATGAACGCCGACGAGTTGGGGGAGACATCCATCACTCCTGCCACACGCACACTTGCGCGCATCGTGGTGGAGGACGCGGAGGCTGCAGATGAGACGCTGCGCACCCTCATGGGCTCCAACGCTGCCCTCAAGTGGGACGTGCTGCGCGATGTGGTGTTCGACGAGGAGGACGTGGCATGAGCCCGCGCAAGCCCAAGCAGGACGTCGACGTGACACCGCCGGCGAACGCCGTGGAGGACGTGGAGTTCTCTGCGGAGGCGCGCGCCGCGATGGTGGAGTTCGGCTCGTATGCGAACTCGCGCACCATCCCTGATGTGCGTGACGGGCTCAAGTCCGGAGCGCGCCGCACCCTGTGGGCGATCTTCAAGGCCGGCGCGGTGCCGGGCAAGCCCACTCGCAAGAGCGCGCTGCTGGCGGGCGCAGTCCTGGCGTATCACCCTCACGGCGATGCGGGAATCTACGACGGCATGGTCACCATGGCGCATGTGCCTTCCGACGGCAAGCCGGTCAAGAAGGTGGTGCCGTTGCTGCACGGACAAGGCGGATGGGGCGACCTCGACTTCGGTGCCGCGGCATCGAGGTACACGGAGGCGCGTCTCAACGACGAGGCCATGATGCTGCTGGGCGACTCCGAAGAGGTGCTCGGCAAGGGAGAGCAGCCCGAGATCGCCGAGAACGGCGTACGCATGGTGAAGAACTACTCCGGCGAACTCGACGAGCCGACCGTGCTGCCGGCGCTGTGGCCCCAGTTCGTCATCAACGGGGCAGAGGGCATCGGCGTCGGCGTGTCCACGATGTCACCAGGGCACAACCCCAACGAGGCGCTCGACCTTGCGCTCGCGCTCGTGGACACCGACAACCCGCGTTGGGACACCGTGAGCCGCCTCATGCCTGGCCCTGACCTGCCGGCGGACTGCGACATCTACGACATCGACGGCGGCATCAAGTCCTACATGACGACCGGGCGCGGGCAGTTCATGATGCGGGCCCGGTACACCATCGAGCAGGAGACCAAGCGAGGCGTCACGCGCCACATCATGGTCGTCACAGGGCTGCCGTTCCGCGTGTCGCCGACGATGGTGATGGAAGGCATCACCCAGGCCATCGAGGCAGAGGAACTGCCGCCCATGGCGATGCGCAACCTGTCCGACGGCAACGGCATGCGGCTCGAGATCGACTTGGGCACCGGCGACCCCGAGCCGCTGGTGCAGCGCCTCCTGTACTACGGTCGCAAGACTCGTCTGCAGGAGCCGTTCTCGGTCCACTCCTGGGCCATCGTGGACAACCAGGTGCAGCGCGTGTCGACCATCGATGCGCTGCGTGCCTGGGTGGCGCATCGGCGGACGGTCATCCGTCACCGCACCAAGTACCGCCTGGACAAGGCCGAGGAGCGGCTCGAGGTCGTGGTGGGTCTGCTCAAGGCTGTGCCGATCGCCCACCTCATCGTCGAGGTGGTGCGGGCCAGCGCGAACCGTGCAGAGGCAGCCGCGGAGATGACCAAGCGGTGGGGATTCACGGACAGGCAGAACCAGGCCATCCTCGACATGAACGTCGGGCAGTTGTCCAAGATCGGCGTGGAGCGCTACGAGAGCGAGCGGGAGCACCTCGAAGCACGCATCAAGGAGTGCAAGGACATCCTGGGCAACCCCAAGGTTCTCAATGCGCGGCTCAAGGCAGAGATCCGTGCCGCCAAGAAGCACTTCGCGGGGGTGACGCGCCGATGCACCCTGATGGACGGCGATGCGCGTGTGGAGCGACCCAAGGCCACTGTGGCGGTGGTGCCTGCCAAGAAGGTGCTGCTGGCGCGCACGTCCACCTACTTCCTGCGGCAGGTCGCCAAACGCAACATCGCGCCGGTCGTCGGCGTCGATCACGTCACAGGATTCATCGAGACCACCAACCATGACTTCGTGGACGTGGTGACCAACCTGGGCAACGTCACGCGCCTGCGGGCCAGCACCATCCCCGACAAGGCAACCAGGGCCGACATGCTCGTGAGCGTCGGAGTGGGGGAGAGGTGCGTGTTCGCGTCGTCGCACCCTGGCGGCGCGGACCTCATCACGGTGTCTGCATCCGGCATGGTCAAACGCACCGGGCGCGACACGATGAACGCCATGCGCCCCACACGCGCCTACAACGTGCAGCCGATCGCCCCCGAGTCGGAGGTCGCGTGGGCCTTCCATTCCGTGCCCGGAACTGGTGAGCGCCTTGTGGCCATCACCGCCCACGGGTATGTGCTCGCGGTGAACGCCGACGATCCGGTGTTCCGCGCCAAGGCTCGCTCGTCGAAGGGCAACCCGCTCATCAACCTCGCGCGCGACGACTCGCTCATATGGGTGGGGCTGCTGTGCGACGACGACCGGGTGGTCGCCTGGAACTCCGCTGGTGGGACCTTCACGTTCAAGGCGTCTCAGATTGAGACCTTCAAGCGTGGCGTCAAGGGTCGTCTCGTCCACCAGCACAAGGCACCGCTCGTCGGCGCTGTCGGTGGCAGCGGGCGAATGCTGTGCCTGTTCCATCCCGAGATGGAGTCCGCGCGAGAGATCGACGTGAAGTCGCTGACTAGCGGCACGGAGGTGAAGCGCCCCGGCGCGGTGGAAGGCATTGCCGGCGCGGGCACCGTGGTGTGGCTGTCCGACGGCTCTGCCGCGGAAGACGAGGAGCCTTCTTGACTTCCAGCGTGTTCGTCTAGGACGCGCTGGCCGCCTCTGCGGCGCTCTTGGCTCGAGCGCGCACCTCTCGCGGCACGAACGCCGGAACGGCCCCGTCCTTCGACAGCAGCCCTTCGCTGACGGCTCTCTGGGCCAGCAGCGCAAGCGATCCCAGGTGCTCATCCAAGGCGGCACCGTCTGCCTCACTGGGGGCGACGCTGGCGAAGCACCACGCGGCCAGATAGTTCTCGTGGGAGAAGAAGTTGTCGTCTCGCTTTCCGCCACCGGCCGCCGCCACCAGGTCCTTCATGATGGCAGCGGACTGATCGTGGCGCAGCGTCTCGTCCCACGGAGACCCATGCTTGGCGACGAGGTCGTCGACGCTCGTGCACGCCTCCACGCTCTGTGGCGTGGCTCGACGCAGCCATTCGATGACATGCTGGCGCGAGGCGACGTCGGCGCGCTGGTCGAACACCGAGCGGGCGGCGTTGGCCCATTCGGGGCCAAGCAGCGCCCGTGTGGCTTCGATGATGTAGAACTCGCGCACCCAGGAGGGGCACTCGCGCATCTGCTCGCCGATGAACTCGTGCAGGCGAGCCATCTCCGTCACGGCGCGCTCGGTGTGCTCGAGGGAGTCCCAAGGCACCAGGGTCTGCGGCGACCACTGCTTGCTGCGGAACACCATGTTCGGGATCTGGTCGAACATCGACGTGACGAACTGCACCGTCTCGGGCTTGGGGGCAGGCGTGGAGCCGCCGAAGCCGGTGCTCCACTCCTCGATGAACAGTTCGCGGTCGCCGTACCAGGCCAGGTGCCCGCCGCGATTCAGCACAGCCTCGTTGAGCGGAATGACCGACGAGACGGTGCCCTCCGGGTTGGCCGCCATGACGATGGCGATGTGAGGAGAGATGTCGATCTGCTCGAATCGGCCGTGGGTCAGCAGCCCGAGCATGGCGTTCTGCTGACTGGGCATGCAGGTGGTCATCTCGTCTGCGAACAGGATGGTCAGGCCATTGTTCTCCTCGGCATGCTTCATGACCTGCTCGGCCACCGCAGGGATCGAGCGTCGCATCACAGTGGTGCTGCCCTCGACAGCGGTGTACATCATGCCGTGGATGATGGTGGGGTCCTGCGTGGACGGCTGCAAGGTGATGACCTGATACGGCGTGCCGTTCTCGTCGCGCTGAGCGGCGAAGGCCTCGATCGTGCGAGTCTTGCGCGCACCGACGGGACCCCACAGCGTCACAGGGATGCGTGTCGCGATGAACAGGCGAAGCATGTCCGCGGCGACGCGGCGCGGATTGGCGTGCAGCATGTCGACCGTCTTGGCGGTCGGCCCCCAGAGCCGATCAGGGCTGGCGAGCGGACGGAACGACGGCTGACCGGAGGAGTCCTTAGCGCTTGCCACGGAACGATTGTCCTCCGAACTCGACGACGGCCAGCGAGTCGGTGATGCGATCCCACGCAGAGTCGCCGAAGAAGTCACGCAGTCCCACGCCGTCTCGGTTGGATGCGATGGCCATGTTGGTCGTGATGATCGTGCGACGCGCGTTGGCCCAGCGTGCGTCGATGAGGGACCACAGCGCGCGCTCCTGATGTGAGGTCAGGCCGTCGTTGGCAGCGCCGATGTCGTCGATGACCAACACCGGAACACTCTGGAGGTGCTGCAGCACCTCGGATGCCGAACGATGACGCGACTCATCGCCGAACGAGAACTGGCTGAGCATCGTCGTGGCCGCGATGAACACCCCCGGGCCGCCGGCGCGCGCGATCAAGTCGTACGCGATGGCGAAGGCGGCCGTGGACTTGCCTGTGCCGGTCGGGCCGTGCAGAAGGAGGAATCGAGTTGGCGCTGCGATGTATCGGTTGAGCGCAATCACAGCCGAACGGCTCAGGGGAGAGTGCGTCGCCTTGATGTCCGTCAGTTCGTCGAGCGGGTGCGTCTGGTACTCGTGCGGCACGCTCGAAGCGAAGGCTCTCAGGGCGCGCTCGCGCTCGCGCTCGAGGTCCTGTTCCTGTCGACGCTGAATGCGCTCAGCACGATTCTCCGAGAGCAACACCCTGCAACCCTACCACACTATTGGAGAGCATCTCGGCCCCTGGCTGCCCCGACACCCCCACGGCTGAGCCGGGTCTTCCTCGGCTGCCTTGTGGTGGCCTCGGCGATCAACAAGGAGGCGCACGCGCTGATCGAGGCCTTCGGCGGAAGCACCAATCCGAACAACGTCCAGGCCGCACTGCTTGTGCACCCGAACACCGACCGCTAGTGCATCGGCCCGCCAATACTGTGGTAGGGTTGTGCCCACATTCACGATGTGATGAGGGCGGTCATGGCTAAGAGCGACGATCGGTCGCGCGTCTCGATGCGGTTGCCGAGCGCGAGCGCGACGGAAGCGAGCGTGCTTGGCTCGTGTCTGATTGAGCCGTCGTACTGGGCGCTAGTCGAAAGCATGGACGACGATGCGGTCAGCCTGTTCTACGAGCCAGACCACATGCGCATCGCCACGGTCATGCACCGCCTGCACCGCGCCGGACACGCCATCAACGACAACGCGATTGTCGATGCCATCCGCGCGTCGGGAGACGAACTCGAGGGCGGCACGCGCGAGTTCCTCGTGGAGATGGCGTTGCACTCGTCGTCGCGAGACCAGGCGGAGTTCGCCACCCTCATCAAGATCCTCGGCGAGCAGCGTGCTCTGCGCAAGATCGCCATGACTGCCGCGACCATCAGCGAGCGGGCGTGCGAATCCGGAGCCTCACCGTCCGAACTGGCAGAGCAACTGCTCGGGGCCGCAGAGTTCGGACGCACCAACACCGAGCCGCTCAAGCGTCTGGGCGAGCACGTGGACGAGATGGACCAGGCTGTCACATCAGAGATCCCCACAGGCCTCAAGTGCATTGACAGGGTGATCGGCGGATGGCAGAGCGGGCGGCTGTACGCGATCGCCGCACGGCCGAAGGTCGGCAAGACCGCCATCACCATCAACTCCGCCATCCATGCGCTCGCCGAGGGTGCTGTGGTGGTGATGATCTCGCTGGAGATGTCGCGGCGCGAACTGTGGGGCCGCCTGCTCGCGTGCACGGCGTTCGTCCCGCTGGAGGACGTGATGGCGTTCCTCAACAAGAAGCGGACTCTGGACGACTTCGTGCCAGAGCAGCGCGAGTCGCTTGAGCAGGCCATCGCTGACCTCAAGGCAGCGCCCCTGTACGTCGCCGAGGCGAGCGACCTGCGCGGCGGCATCACCGACGTGATGGCAACCATCGTGGACGTGCGCTCTCGCTATGGTGCCGACCAGAAGTTCGTGGTGTTCGTGGACTACCTGCAACTGCTGGTGCGCGATGCGCACCACACTGTCGAGGAAGTCACCAACTACACGCGCGAACTGAAGTTGATGGCCGGACGCATGGACATCCCCGTCATCGCCCTGTCACAGATCAACCGTGGGGGAGAGGACGGCGTGATGCCGTTGCCCAGCCACATGCGCGGCTCCGGCTCCATCGAGCAGGATGCTGATGTGACCATCCTGCTCAACCGCCGCCATCTGGCCGACAACGACCATCCGGAGTCCGACATGGAGATCTGGGTGGCCCTGTCGCGGTACTCGGCCACCGGACGAGTGCGGGCGCACTTTTACGCCGCGGAGCAGGCGCTGTCTGATGTGGCCGAAGGCGCTGGGTACGACCACACGGATGATGCGCGCTCGACGTCGCGACCGAGCGGAGCGTCGACGCGCGGCGTTGACGTCGACAAGGATGACGACATGTCCAGGAGAGCGGCACTTGTGGCTGCCGCGGAGGCAGAGTACGGAGAGATCTGATGGCTGAGAAGATCATGCGCAAGTGCGAGGGCTGCGGGACCGAGGTGCCCGACGAGGACACCTACGAAGAGGACGGCGTTCAGTACGACCTGTGCCCCGACTGCGCCCCCGAGCGCGACTCGCTCTAATCGAGACGCTGCAGCCTACGCGCCGATCGCGGCAGGCTCATCGGTGTGCTGCTCGCGCCGCAATCGCGCCGCGCGGCTGATCGACCGTGCAATCTGGCGAGCATGCTCCTCGAAGTCGCGGCGCATGTTCGTCGGCATGGTGTCGCCGAGGTAGGCGTACCGCATGTTGCGGAAGCGGTTCATGATGAGGTGGCGCTCGCCTGAGTCCATGCCTCCCCAGACCCCGAAGCCATCGCCCAGGATGACGGAGCGAGTGAGGCACTGGAGCGACACCGGGCAGGTGCCACACACAGCCTTGGCGCGCTCCTTGGCGGCGCGGTAGTCATCCATCATCGAGCCCAGCATCTCGACAAAGGCCGCGTCGTCGTTGACTTCAGCAAGCGCGTCGATGTCGATGTAGTCCTCCGGATGGAAGTCACGCGCCGACACGTCAGGGCTCTGACAGGGTGTGTCGTCGGGCACCGTATCGGTGCGCACGCCGCACATCTTCATGGCCAGCCACGCGATGAAGATGTGCTCCACGTATGCGGTCACGACGTTGTTGGAGATGCCGCCCAACACGATGCTCTTGCCGCCGGTACGGCTGCGATGGAGTGTCGTGATGCCGGCCTCGAACAGGTGGGCATGCATGACCTCGCGGATGATGTTGTCCTCGTCGGCGTTGGCCGCCTCGAGGATCAGACGGTGCACGTCTCGGTTGTCCACGGCTTTGTCGACTCCGCTGCCGACCAAAGCATCAACGCTCAACGTCTCTCCCAACATGTGGTGGAGGGCCATTGCGCCCGGTTGCTCGCGCTGTGGCAAGACTACCACAACACTATGGAAGGCTTGGTGGCGATCGCCCGTGTTTGGGGTCTCGCAGCAAAACGTGTCAGGGCGTGTGGATACTGTTGGCGTGAGACGACGCAAGTAGGCGCTGTGTGCGCTGTGAAAGGAACCGACCGATGGCAACGACGCAGACTCTCGTCCCGTGCCCGCTGGGTCCGAAGTGCCTGACTGGAGCCCAGTCTGGCCACGAGCCCAACAGCCAAGCCCTGGCAGACTGCACCGCACGGGCGAATCGCATCGCGCGTGGACCAGAGGTGTCAGGATTCGACCCCAGCCGCGCGTACAAGACCGCCACTCCCGAGATGCAGCGCATGATTCAGCGAGTCAAGCGCGCTTGGGGTGCTGACGGTCGCGGCGTCCCGCTGCTCGTTGGTCCTCCTGGCATCGGCAAGTCGGAGTTCGTGATGGACTTGGCCCGCAGCATGGGTGCTGAGTGCATGGTCTTCGACGTCTCGTCCATGGACCCTGACGCCCTCAACGGCATCCCTTACAACCCGGCGCAGGTCGGCGAGGTGGAGGACGGCGACGAGGTGCTCGTGCCCGGTGTCGACAAGGAAGGCAAGCCGACGAAGACCTCGCATGTGCGCCGGGCTGGACGTCTGTACGAGCGCGAGATCATCGAGATGTTCTACCGCGACCCCGAGGTCCCCCTGGTGGTCTTCCTCGATGAGATCAACGGTGGCAAGGAGGCTCTGATGTCCTCCTTGCAGAAGGTGCTCACCGGCCGCATCCTCCCGCAGGAGGGTCAGCCCCTCAACGACAATGTGCTGTTCGTGGCAGCGATGAACGATGCCGAGCACACATCGAACGGCACCGACCTCGCCGCGGCCATGGTGTCGCGACTGACCCCCATCGAGTTCCGGCCGAACTTCGACGAGTGGGTGAACGGCGAACTGTCGTTCTGGGGCAAGGGCTTCAACGAGCAGCGTGCGCAGACGGTGGCCGCGACTCTTGGTCTTACTCCGCCGACTGCCGAGCACGTGATCGCGTCGGCTGCGCAGGTGGCAGCCTTCCTTGAGGAGCGTGGCCACCCGCGCGCCACCCAGGCCACTGGCGACGTCGTCAACATCTTCTGCGAGCCGCTCGACGACAACGACTACTCCAAGAAGGTCGGCCAGCCCCGCTCGTGGTCCAAGGTCATCCAGTCGATGGCTTTGGCGATGGCGAACATGGATCCCGACGAGAACGACACCGAGGTGTTCGCGGACATCATCCGGTCCAACTGTGGTGCCCGCGCCGCTCGTGACTTCACCGAGTACCACGCCACGCGCAAGGACTTGCCCGACGTGAAGGCGGCCATCAAGGAGGGCACCTTCGGCGACGTTCGCAAGACGTGGAAGGCCCACGGACGCAGCGACATCCCGATGTTCGTGCTCAGTATGCTCGCCCACCAGCAGATCGACCTCGCCGAGAGGGAGAAGATCGCCAACTCCGTGAAACTCGTCGCCGAGATCGCTGACGACTACCCGGACATGGTGGCGTTGCGCTTCCCATCCATGGTGCGTTCGTGGCTTGACCAGGCGAGCGCGGCCAACCCTGCCGAGGGTGGTGCGATCATCTCGAACATCCTCCTTGGCGAAATGCAGGGTCGCGAGGAGATCTTGAAGCCGATGCTGCAAGGCACCCTGGCTTCGAGGCTTGCCGACGGCTCGATCAGCATCGACGAGGCTGCGGTGTCGGCAGCGGCACACTCCGAGGCCTAATCCCAGACCGACAGAAGCGCAGGAGGCGCAATCATGACAGCGAGGACCGCACCGGTCGGCACCGTGATGTGCGTCAGCGGCGGCCGCTGTGGCGAGATGCGCGGATGGCATTACATCGGCAGCCAAGCGCACCAGCGGTGTCAGCGACTGCAAGAAGCCGCGCAACAGGCTGACACGTTCCGCGACGCCCTCGCGAAGTTGCCAGAGACCCCCGGGGGAGGCCGATCGCTCGGGCTGCGAAAGATGTCGCCCGCAGAGATCGATGTCCTCGAATCTCTGCGGACAATGGCTCTGCGGTTCATGCCCTTCTACTCGCACCTGCTGTACAAGGTGCGCCCTGTTGCCGTTGACGAGCCGCCAAGCATCGGCCCGAATGGTGAGCCGATCTGGATGACGCGCGCCGCCATCACGAGGGACTGGCGTCTTATCGTGAACTTTGACTGGGTGCGCCACGAGTACGAGTCGGCATACGAGCAGCACGCCGAGCACATCCGCTCACAACTCAAGAACTCAAACAAGCCCGTCTCGGATGCCGCAGTGCGCGAAGGGTGCGATATGTACGCATCGTTTGCCCTGTGCAAGGTTGTACTGCACGAGATGGGGCACGCGATGTTCAACTCGTGGGATTACGTCGAGAAGAACAAACTCGACTTCGACCTCTGGAACCGCGCCGAGGATGCCGTCATCAACAACTCGTTGCGGGTGCTGGGCTCGCGCAATCCTGAGAGCATCCCCAACGAGAACATCCACGGTGAGTTCCTTCCGAATGCGGTCTACGGCGGAAGCATCCCTTGTGATGACCCTGCGCACTCGTGGCACTACACGGACCCCGAAACGGGAGAGACGTCTAGCCGCTGCGACTACGACCAGTCAATCATGCACTACTACCAGGCCATTCAGGCGGCTCGTGAGGAGCAGCAAAAGTCGCACCAGGGGTCCACCGGAGACAAGCAACCCGACGATGACGCTCCCGAGGCAGCGAAGGGCAACAACACCGGTGAGCGCAAGGGAGCCGAGGGCGGGTCCGATCGCGCCAGCGAGACAGGGGCGGATGGGTCCACTGCGTCGGAGCCTGGCCCCAGTGAGGGCGCGGGTAGTGACGACGACTCGTCCGCCGGCTCCGGCGGCGACAGCGGTGGTGCCGGGGATGGGTCGCCGTCTGGTCCACAAAGCGGACAGGCGGGGTCTCATGCAGGCCACTCGCGCGGACAGGCGGGGTCTCATGGAGACCACTCGCGCGGACAGGCGGGTTCTCATGCAGACCACTCGCATGGCGACGACGCTTGTGGCCGGAGTGCCGCCGAGCGTTACGACGATGACCCACTCGAGAAGGGGGTCGTGTCCGAAGCCGAACAGCGCGTCGCGCGCGATGTGACTGCTAGTGCGCTCGAGGAGTGGGCCGAGCAGAATGAGGAGGCGGCAAAGGCGATCGGGTTGGGTTCCGGCTCGATGATGCGGCAATGGGCAAAGCACCGCCGCCGCACCGACAACATTCGGTGGGACCGGCTGCTCAACCGCAACGTGCGAAGGACCATCGAGTCGCTCAAGACCACTCGTCAGACCTACGCCGCGGCTAACCGGCGCACGACCGGTGGCCTTGGCGTAATTCGCCGCGGGTCCAAGCCCGGAGACATGCCATCGATCGCGACAGCCATCGATACGTCCGGCTCCATGAGCGCAGAGGACCTCTTCATGGCCTACAACTCGGTCCACAACATCATCAGGCGCACCGGAGTGACGAGCGTTCAGGCTTTCGCTGTGGACGCCGAGCCCAAGTCCATGCCGACGAAGATCAAGAAGGCCGAAGACCTCCAGCATCTGCTGTCCGGCGGAGGCGGCACCGACATGTGTGCCGGCATCGAAGTTGCGGCCAAGAACGGCAACGATGTGTGCATCGTCTTGACTGACGGCGAGGTGCCGTGGGACAAGATGGCTGAGCGCCCCAGAGACATTCCCACAATGGAGGTCATCGTGGGAGTCATCGCCGAGAAGGATGACTTGTTGCGGTTGACCGAGAATGTGCCCTCATGGATGAAGGCCGTCCCCATCGACAAGTCGTTGCTGAGCGGCAAGGGCGCGGCCGGGGGTCAGGAGGACTACTTCGGGTGAGCCGGCGCATCATCCACTGCGACAACTCTTGGTGCGCCACGGCGACCAAGACTCATCGCTCGACGTACGCCAAGCGCCGCTGCGACCAGTCGCGCACGACATCCGCCATGTCGCTCGCCCCCCGCGTCCCTGGCGTCACCCCGCCCTTGGCGATCGGCGACGGTGAGATTCTCGGCGACGGGATCACTCCGCTGACCGTGGGGTTCCACGACCTCCATGACCGGCGTCTGGTCGGTGCCACGCTGTCCAGCGTCGTCCTTGACGGGGCACAAGGCACCAATCTCGCTGAGGCGATCTTGACGGACTGCCTGTTCGTCAGCGCGGAAGAGTGCAGTCTCGAGCGTGCTCGTGCCCAAGGCATCGGTTTCTCTCGCCATGTGCGTGACTGCGCCTTCGACGAGGCGACCCTGTCTGGAGCGCTGTTCTCGGACGAGTCCACGATCGTCAACTCCTCCTTCGACGGGGCACGACTGAACGACTCGGCGTGGGGGAAGGCGGTGCGCATCACCGACTCGTCATTCCGGTACGCCCAGATGCGTCGAGCCACATTCCGTGAGCACACGTCGTTCACGAACTGTGACCTCACAGGGCTGGACCTGTCCAACGCCGTCATCCACGGCGACACCGAGGGGCGTCCCACCTTCATCGGCTGTGAGGTCGATCTCATCAACCTCTCGGGCGTCAACCTCCGCGATGCTCACTTTCGCGACGTTGCGCTCGATCAGCGCATCGTCTTCGCCGATGCGGACACGTTGCCGCCGCTGAAGCCGGGCACGCTCGACCCCACAGATACCGGCCGCGAACTGTTGACGCGCGCGATGACGGTGGAGCAGTACGCGGACTACACCGAGACCATCGGCGTCTCTGAGGCCGAGATCCGCTCGGCTCTCGCTCGGCTGTCGCCGGCGTTCGCGCCGCTGTACGCCGACGGCCGCGCCGCACCACGGGGCGACCTCTTGCGGCGCGCTCTGCTGGGGGAGGACCCGGATGTTCTGGTGCGCATCCAGACGGAGCGGTGGGAGGCGTCAGCATCGCGCAACTCTCTGCTGGTGCGTGATCCCGAGACGCTGTACGGATAGGAGCCCAGCCCGCAGCGACAGCGCCGATCCGCGCGAAGGAAGAAGAAGGCTACCACGCATTTGGTACGGTCAGACCATGGCAAATCGCAACGGAGCCAAGGGCACGATGGCCGAGACAGCGGTGACCGAGTTTCTGCGCTCGCGTTGCGCATCGGGATATCCCAGAGCGGACCATCATCTCCCCTCTGCATGGGCGCGCATCCGTGCTCGGGGCACCCGTGACGAGGGCGATGTGCGTGGTCCTCACACAGCGATCGAGGTGAAGAACTACCGCAGGTTTGACGAGTGCGAGAACGCACTGCTCGACGAGGCGGAGACGAAGGGGCGCGAAGCGGCATCGCGCCTGTGGTTCTTGGCGGCCAAGCCCGCCGGCAAGGGCTTGAGGTCCGTTCATCTCTGGCACGCCGAGACCACGCTCGGGCATCTCCTGGACCCGCACGGATGGTCGGTGACCCCCGACGAGATGTCGCGGGACGAGTTCTACGCCGCCCTGCCTACGCTGTGCAAGCAGCATGCGACCGTCGCCGCGACCGTCACCAACCCGATCGATCCGTTGACCCCGCCGATGCCGATTGACCTGGTGTGCATCTCCGCGCTGCGGTTGCGCCAGAGGGCGCGCATCGACGCGCTCATGCGACACAAGGAGGCGACCGTGGCCACGGAGAGTCGCATCCCTGTGGTGGTGTCCTTGCGCAGCGTCCCAGAGGGTCTTCGTCCGCCCGCCGAGTCGTACGCGTACACCACGCTGGGATGGATGGCTGACCTGTTGGCTGCAGTTGGCGAACTGCCTATGCCCATCGACGACGTTGCCGAAACGATTCCTGTCTGAGCGAGCGCTAAGGGAGCAACCATGACCAGTCCTGTCACCGACCGTCTGCCTCCTGCCGCGCCTGCCGACAGCGTGGTCGTTGTGCGCTCGTGGGCCGCCAACTCGAACGGCGTCGAGCAGCAAGTGCTGGCGGTGCGCGCTCCCAAGAGTCGCGATGACGCAACCCCCTGGATGGTCTACGTGAACGGCACGTTCGTGGGGAGCGCGTCCGAAGACCGCATCCCCGCCAGCGCCGAGACGCTGTTCCCGCGACGTGACGCCGACGGCCGCGCCGTCCAGGAGCAGGCGATCGACGGCGTCTACTACGAGGTCCTGGTGGACGGACGACCAGGCATCGGAGTTCGCAACGGGCCCCTGACTCCGGAGGACCTCAACCTTCCGTGGGTGGTGTCGATGGGTGACTCGCATGGCGTCCGTCGCCTGCTCGACGCGGTGTCTGATGCGCAAGTGCGGGTGCTGCGGCGGGTTCCTACAACGACTCCTCCGGCACATTAGCCCAAAGGCCTACCACACCTCATCACGCCCCCGACGATGAGCGCCAAGGCGCATGACACGCCCAAATACCAGGCATATCGTTGTGCTCTTGCGAATGTCGGTGAGCGCTAGTAGTGTCAGTTCTGTCAGAAGACCTGACACACCATTGAGTGAGATGGGGAGGTGAGCGACACGATGACCAAATCACTGGTCGAGCGCAGCGGCTATGCGGCCGCCGTCTTGTCGTGCCTCCCCGCCAATGAGCGCGGCTGGCGCGACCAGGACGCCAGCCAGCCGATGCGCGGCACGCTCGGGTTGATCCCAAGCCACTGAGACCGCCTGCACGCTCTGGCCCCGGCTCGGCAGAAGGGGCCCATTCCTCGATGGTGTAACTGGCAACACATCCGACTGTTACTCGGCTGTTCAAGGTTCGAATCCTTGTCGGGGAGCGATGGCCTGGCTTCGGTCAGCGCCTATGAGAATCGCTTCGGCGAGGATTGAGAACTCAACAGCGGATGAGTGTGCGAAGGGCACACACAGCACCCTCCCGGGCTTCGGCTCAGGTGCTGTGACGTGCTCATGCACGGGCGGCTTCGGCCGCCCGTGCTCGCGGGCCTATGGCGCAATTGGTAGCGCAGGTGCTTTGCAAGCACAAGGTTCAGGGTTCGAGTCCCTGTAGGTCCACCACTCGGGATGTGGCGCAGTCTGGTAGCGCATCTGCTTTGGGAGCAGAGGGTCGCAGGTTCAAATCCTGTCATCCCGACCACTCGCGATCGCTGTCCGCGCGGCGGCGACGACGGGCTATGGCGCAGTGTGGCAGCGCGCGCCGTTCGGGACGGCGAGGTCGCAGGTTCAAATCCTGCTAGCCCGACAGCGCCAGGCGATGACCTGGCAGCAAGCCTCTCTGGCTCAATTGGCAGAGCAGCCGACTCTTACTCGGCGGGTTGCGGGTTCGAGTCCCGCGGGGGGCACGTGGTGATGACCGGGGAAGGGCGGATAAACGGGTTCGAGTCCCGTACAGGCCCTCGTGGCCCGTAGGCGAAAGGGTGACGCACCGCCCGATCCGGTCAGATATCGGCCTGCGAGACGTCGCACAGGCCGGGGCCCGCGCGCACGGGCCCCCACACCTCGCCTCGGTAGCGCAGTTGGTAGCGCGTCCGACTGAAAATCGGAAGGCCGGCGGTTCGATCCCGCCCTGAGGCACTCAGCACATCCCGTGCCGACGAGATGTACCGGATGCATGACTGGCTTCCAACCAGTTCGAGCGGGTTCGACTCCCGTCGTCGGCTCTCGGCCGCCAGGGCCTCAATCCTGGCTCTTATGGGCGTGGTGTAGTGGCAACACGGCGGTCTCCAAAACCGCAGACGAGGGTTCGATTCCTTCCGCCTATGCAAGACGGCCCGTTGCTGGTCGTGACGTTCGCTCCTGTCTGGGACACCGGGCAGGGGATCTGGCCGCCGTGGGAGACGGCCGAGCGTCAAAGGGTGACCCACACCCGCAGCAACACCTCGCGCCTCTGGCTCAATTGGTAGAGCAGCGGACTTTTACTCCGCGGGTTCTGGGTTCGAGTCCCAGGGGGCGCACCGTGTCAGCACTTCCTTGCCCTTGTAGTTCAGTGGTGGAACGCCCCCTTGGTACGGGGGAGGTCGCGGGTTCGACTCCCGCCTTGGGCTCTACCGAGAGGCCTGCGCAGCAGGCCTTATGACGCCTCGGCTGGCGGCGTGGGCCTCTCGGAACTTACTCCCTTCGGCTAATTGGCAGGCCAACGGACTTTGATTCCGTGTGTCGAGGTTCGAGTCCTCGAGGGAGTGCGCGACAGTCGGGTGGCGCAGTTGGTAGCGCGGCTCCTTCACACGGAGATGGTCAGGGGTTCGAGTCCCCTCCCGACTACTCAGGCCAGAGCCATCTGGCCGCCTGTCGAATCTGTGGCCGCCCGAGAGGGTCGCCTTGCAGCGGCAGTGCTCGCGCGGGATGACCGGCGGCGAGCATCAAGGGAGGTTACCGAAGTGGCCAAACGGGGCTGGCTGTAAACCAGTTGTTTTCGACTACGGGGGTTCGAATCCCTCACCTCCCACCTCGCCGGCAGCAGTCGGCAACAACTCGCGCTCGTAGCCCAACGGATAGAGCATCTGGTTACGGCCCAGAAGGTTGGGGGTTCGAATCCCTCCGAGCGCACGTGCACGCACGACTGGTCGAGGGTTGATATGTCCTTCGCGGGGATGGCCACCCGGCACAAACGGCCGCGCATGGCCCAGTAGCGCAACGCCTTGTCAGGGCGGAGGTCGCGGGTTCGAGTCCCGTCTGGGTCGCGACGAACACCAGCAAGGAGGGGCGACCTCTTGTGGGGCCCCAGTGTGTCGGGCATGCGGCTGTGCTGGACGCCAGATGGGCCTTGTTAGGTGTTCGTAAGGGATGCATCCGCATCCCGGCTGCCACCTTGGCGCAATTGGTAGCGCAACGCACTTGTAATGCGGAGGTTGCGGGTTCGAGTCCCGCAGGTGGCTCGTGGTCATGGTCCTGTGGAGCAGCCGGAGTGCTCGCCGCCCTGTCACGGCGGAGGTCGCGGGTTCGAGTCCCGTCAGGACCGCTGGGGTGTCGCCCCGTGCCCTCGTGGCGCAACTGGATAGCGCGGCGGGCTTCTACCCCGACGGTTGCGGGTTCGAATCCTGCCGAGGGCGCGCATCACACATGGTCTCGTCGTCTAGCGGTCAGGACGCCGCCCTCTCAAGGCGGTAGCGCCGGTTCGAATCCGGTCGAGACTGCCAACGCCTGTGTACCCCAATCTGGCAGAGGGGCACGCTTGAGGGGCGTGTAGTTGGAGGTTCGAATCCTCTCGCAGGCACCACGCCGGCCGCCCAGCCGGCAGCACGCGCCCGTGTAGCCCAACTGGTAGAGGCGCTCGGCTCAGACCCGAGAGGTTGAGGGTTCGAATCCCTCCATGGGTACAAGGTGTGTCCATCGGGCACACACTTGCGGATGTAGCGCAGTTGGTAGCGCGTCACCTTGCCAAGGTGAAGGTCGCGGGTTCGATCCCCGTCATCCGCTCGACGGTTTCGTTGGGAGAGCGAGTTGACCCGTGGTCCCGTGATGCGTCGCGGGACCAGAAAAAGGGGATTGTTGGTGGGTATGAGGGGCCTAAGTGCACAACGCCGCCTCCAATCCGAGCGCCCATCTCCCGCCTTGCCCCATGGTGTAACTGGCAGCACGCCTGACTCTGACTCAGGTAGTTGAGGTTCGAATCCTTGTGGGGCAGCGTTCCGGCTTCGGCCGGGGTACACGACGCGGAGTAGGGGAGTTCGGTCGTCCCCGCGGGGCTCATATCCCCGAGATCGCGAGTTCAAATCTCGCCTCCGCTACGGGCTGGCCACGAGCCTCATCGTGGCGCACACGGACCCATGGCACAGATGGTTAGCGCGCCTCGCTGATAACGAGGAGGTCGGAGGTTCAAGTCCTCCTGGGTCCACGCAATGTTTGGCTCGGTCGCATGGCGCAGTTGGCTAGCGCGCTTCCCTGACACGGAAGAGGTCGGAGGTTCAAGTCCTCCTGTGACCACCACCGCGGTGTGGCTCAGTGGTAGAGCGGGCGACTCATAATCGTCAGGTCGAAGGTTCGATTCCTTCCATCGCGACTCCCGGCTCCGCAGCGTGGGGCACATGATGGCCCTCGTTCGAACTGATGGGACCGTCGAGCGCCCCACGCTGCCGGTGACCATGGCGCTAGAGGCCGAATGGTGAGGCACCTGAATGTGGATCAGGTCGTAGCCGGTTCGATTCCGGTCTAGCGCCCCAACTTGCGAAGAGGAACCACGACGGGACAGCAAGGCGCTCTTGCGTTCGTCGTCACCAAGACGGCGGCCAAGGAAGCCCCCGGCTTTAGCCGTGGGGAGGAAGTCAAGACGCCGACGGTCGTTGGGAGCGCTGGGACGATAGCGCGAAGCAACCGCACACATGGAGCCGTACCCAAGTCTGGTCGAAGGGGCCTCACTGCTAATGAGGTAGGTCGGGACCACCCGGCGCGAGGGTTCAAATCCCTCCGGCTCCGCCATGGAGGATTCGCCTAGTGGACTATGGCAGCCGTCTCGAAAGCGGCCGGGGCGTCACGCGCCCTCGGGGGTTCGAATCCCTCATCCTCCGCGCAGGCTCCATCCAGCGTGCGTCGGCACGTGGAGCGCCCGAAGGGGACCGACATCCCGCGATCGGGCCGGTAACGCCTCCTAGACCGAGATGGGGAGGACTGCATGCCGTGCTGGGGGCATGCAGCGTTCAGGGCCAGTAGGTGAAGAGCATCATGGTGCTTCGCACCGCGCTCCGACTGAACGCCACCAGTCTCAAGGGCGGTTGGCCGAGCGGACGAAGGCGTCGGTCTTGAAAACCGAAGGCGAGGGAGACCTCGTCCGTGGGTTCGAATCCCACACCGCCCGCCACGGAGGATTCGCCTAGTGGCCTATGGCGCACGCTTGGAAAGCGTGTTGGGTGCAAGCCCTCGGGGGTTCGAATCCCCCATCCTCCGCCAGCCCCGTTGGTCCAATGGATACGACAACGCTCTCCTACAGCGGTGATCCCGGTTCGAGTCCGGGGCGGGGCACGATGCGTGAGGGGCGGCTGGATACTGTCCAGGCATAGACCGACGCCCACCAAGCGGGGGAGAGAACGCCGTGACCATCGTTGTGTGCCGGGTGCAGCACATCCCAGGAAGCCTGGCCGAGCGTCAGTGTCCAGTGCATGGGCAGCGTACGACAAAGGCGCGCAGTGTGGTGCCGGCGGCAACCGCTGCGCCCGCGCTTCCTCCTGGCTCACCGGCAACCTCGGGTGCGGCGTCGCTTCGAGACTGGGCCATCGAGATGATGCAGATCGACCCCAAGGAGTTCGACGAGCATTTCTTGCCCGAGAAGATCCACGACCAGGCTGGCCGCATCTACTCGTACCTCAGGGAGCACGGCTGCGAGCCTGATTCGGTGTCACGCGAGGCTCTGTTCGCGTACGCGGCAGAAGCACTCGGCATCGACTACGGCGAGTTTGATGACCGGTTCATGCGTCGCACTCAGCCCTCGGGCCGGTAGCCAAGCAGGTCAAGGCCACCCGCTCATAACGGGAAGATCGCGGGTTCGAGTCCCGCTCGGCCCACCCATCTCTGACGCTTTCGAGCGTCCTCAAGCCTGCGTAGCCCAACTGGCAGAGGTGACCGGCTCAAACCCGGTTCAGTGCGAGTTCGAATCTCGCCGCAGGCACTCAATACCTCGCCTCGATAGCACAGTGGTAGTGCGTCCGCCTCGTAAGCGGAAGGTCGCGGGTTCGACTCCCGCTCGAGGCTCCATGCCTTCGTAACTCAGCGGACAGAGTGCTGGCTTCCGGTGCCAGTGGTCGCAGGTTCGAATCCTGCCGGAGGCGCTCGAGATCGCTACCCTGCAAGCATGGCGGCTGAGTGCACTATTGAGCATCAGCCTGGGTCCGAGGCGGAAAGTCTTTGTCTGACCCACGGCGCATCGGCTCGCCGGCGTGCTCGTGCCGCAAGGCCAGCGACGCCCGGCGGACATGACGCGCTCCGCGGTGATTCTGCAGAGGACGTTGCCAAGACCGTCGCAGCCAACCGGGAGCGCTCCGTGTACGCCACGCATGTAGGGATGCCGCCGCTGGCGGCTTGGGCGGTGTCGCTCGAGCCGGCTGTGTCTGGCGGCTGGCGTGCGCTGCTTGCGGGAGACGATGGCGCTCAGGTCCGTGCGCTGGGTCGCACCACGATGGAGGCCCTGCACAAGGCGCTGTGGAGCGTGGCGGGCGGAGATGCCCCCTACGACGACGAGACGCGTGTGCTGTTGGTGCGCGACGCGAAGACGATGAAGGTGAACGTCATCGGCCTGTCCCGCGCACAGGGCCAGCCGCTGCTGTCGCCGGCGCTGTCGGGTGTGTGGCTGCTCGACGCGACGTCTATTACGCGCATCGCCTAGCCCCGCACGCGGGCGCGAGGCGTTACCTCGGTGCCATGTCCGAACGGCCAGGAATCGGTCTGCAAAACCGACTATGCGGGTTCGAGTCCCGCTGGCACCTCTATCACCATCGCACGCCCCCATGGTCTATGGGTTAGGACGGTGCTCTTTCACAGCGCAGAAGCGGGTTCGAGTCCCGCTGGGGGTACAAGGCCTCTCGGGCAAGAGAGGCCCGACGGGCAACCGTCGACACGGGGGTGTTTGGAATCGACGGTTCCGAGCAGCCTCACGCATCGAGCCGAGGCACCGACTGTCTGCACCTCGCTAATCATGTGGCAGTCAAAGCGAAACGTCGCCTAGACCGATCGCACCATCACGCATGAGTGATGGGCGGCACCGCAAGGGTTGTTCCGACCGCGCGGAGTGCCGTTCGCATTCGGAACTGTCCACCCCGGGCTCGCGTCGGGGTACGGAGACCGCAGCGAGCAGAGGGTGCCGTTGCCCTCGCGTGCCAGCGCGAAGACGGATGGCCTCCGGTGTGGGCCACACAACCATGCCGGGACGCTCGTAGACGTGTGTGAGGGCGGCTTGTTGCCGGATGCGGGTTCGAGTCCCGCCACCTCCACGACCTGCTTGGCTCAAGACGACGAAAGGAGGCAGCCATGAAGGGCGTGTGCACTCTGCGCGACCGCGCGGTGTTGAGCACCGACAAGGAGATCCGCTCGGCCATGGTGCTGGTGATCAGCGCCGATGGCGATGTGCTGCACTTCGTCGATTGGAGGCGAGCGCTGCTGATGGTCCATGTCGGTCACGCCTACGTGGTGGAGACCGTCAAGACCGCCGGTGACGACGGCACGTTGCGTGACGTGGTGCTGCGTTCTCCGTCCGTGGAGGTCCCGTTGCCGCTGATCGTGGCGCTGACCCCAGGGGTCTACGTGCCAGACATCGCGTTCGCCTCGGCCAAGACCGAGACGGCTCAGCGCTTGGCGGTGCTGCGGCGCGACAAGTTCACCTGCACGTACTGCGGTGGGCGAGGCGCAACTGTGGACCACATCTTCCCCAAGTCCAGGGGAGGTCGGTACACCTGGCAGAACCTCGTGACGGCGTGCGCAGACTGCAACGTCGCCAAGAGCGACCGTACCCCCGAGGAGGCCGGCATGACCATGCTGTTCGACCCGCGGGTGTTCGAGGGAGGAGCGGAGGACTTGCAGGCTGAGGTGTGGGAACGCATCGATGCCGCAACGTCGGCTTAGTCCCCATCGCACACTCATCCCTGATGAGACGACACAGCGCCCCGGCCTTGCGAGGTCGGGGCGCTGTGCTTCGTGCGCCCCGCCGCCAATACTGTGGTAGGCTTTTGTGGGAGGACTTATGGCTACGACAACGCTGGCCGCTACGGCATACATCCACCCGCACCACGGTGTGGCTCTCGCTGATGCCTCCGTCGAATACCGCCAGATCGGCGGCCGCAAGGTTGCGATGCAGCCGCTGGCTTCGGCGCAGCCGCGCTCGTGGGCGGCGCTGCGCGGCGTCGACGACGACAGCGCGAGCGGCCCCGACCTGAGCGTGCAGACGCTGGTCCCGCTCGACAAGTTGGAGAGCGGTCAGACCCCGTGGAGCCGGTGCCCCAGCATCGACCTCGAGGCGCTGCTGGACGACTTGCCCAAGCGCACGATCGTGCCGTGGGAGAACGGTGTGGAGATCCGCACCCCTGAGCACATCGGCAAGCATGTGGCCTTCCACCTGGGCAACGTCGGCGTGGTGGACGACCCCACCGATGCGGTGTCCGAGATCGTGTGCCAGGTGGCCGACTTCTTGACGCTGTGGCAGACGGTGACGCTCGTGTCGCCCAACGCGTCTCAGGGAAGTCGTCGCGAGAATCTGCTGGCCGACCTGCGTGCAGCAGTGCGCAGGGGCGACCCTGACCTGTGGAGCGTGCACATCGGCTTGCCGTGCGCCACGAGAGTGCACGGCAGGGAACTCCTCGGTCACATCGAGCGGGTTGTGGCGCTCGTGGCTGCGGCGACAGGCGCATCGGATGCTGAGGTCGCGGAGGGGTTCGAGAAGGCTCTGTCGAAGCGCTTGTGCGCTCGTTTCAGGGACATCGAGTCGCACAGCAGCGCCCTGGTGGCTTCCAGGAAAAGGCGGCAATAGCCGGTGCTAGCCTGCAAGGGCAGGCATGTGGTGAAAGGACACCGATCATGACAAATCCGTTCGATGGCAGCGGAATCGAGCCGACCGATGGCGAGCGCGGTGGTCAGTACTACGGTGCTCACGCACCGAAGCCGAAGAGCCGTCTCATTCTGGGGGCGGTGGGCTCCGTCCTGCTGGTCGCTGGCGTCGTGTGGAAGTTCGTCATCGGCTCAGCGGACACCGAGTCGCTGGGTGTGACTGACTTCGCGTGGCTCATCCTCCTCGCGCTGGGCGGTCTCCTCGTGGCGATCGCGGTGCGGCGCGAGCGCCGCGTCGAGTAATCTCGCGACTCTCCGCATTCGCTCCCGACCAGAGCGTCAACACTGAGGTAGGCTTGCCTCATGGTTCGCACGAACACACCTGTGGCGTACGCTCGCAAGAGCGATCGACGCACATCTCACGACGCTGCCGGCACGCTCACCGGCGAGATGCTTTCTGGCATCCAGAAGGTCGTCGTTGCCATCCTCGCCAAGTACGGGCCCATGACGGACGAGGCGCTGGTGAGGAAGTACGCCGAGGTGCGGGCGAACAACAGTCGCATCCCCAAAACCACAGACTCGTCGCTGCGCACACGACGCAGCGAACTCGTCGCCGCTGGCCTCGTGTTCGAGCGTGGCGTCGTCAAGACCGAGAGCGGCCGCATGGCAACCCTGTGGGGAGTTTGACGGCAGCGAGACGCAGCCGATGGCTCGCGGATACCTTGCGATGAGACAGGGAAGGTGGTCTGCGCGAGTGGCTACAACACCGGGACGTGTTCGGGGCGGCGTGAGCGCGCTCTTGGTGCCATGCTCTACGTGTGGTGGCTCGCATCGGCCCGGATCGCAACGTCAGGCGCAGTGTCGTGGCTCGCGCCACCTTGCGACGACGCGAGCATCGTTGTCCAGCAGACCAGCGAGCGATGCCATGCACACGGTGATGCTCGGCGAGTTGTCGCGCACCGGCGAGGGCGAGCGGCCGGCGGGCGAGCCGATGCCCCACGCGGTCTTCTCTGCACAGATCCTGCCCTCGTCCATCAAGGCGGCTCCGCAGGCCGCCCATGAGCGCATCCCCACCACATCAGAGAAGGATCGCGAACTCATCGCGATGCTCCGTGCCGCCGCGCGCTCGGCTGTGAGGGAGTGGCGCTCCCGCGGAGTCGAGCCCACACAGCGACTCCTCATCGACATGGACGTGTACAGCGAGGAAGTCGCCCCGCTGCTCGAGACACACCTGAGCGCCGCCGAGGCCGACAACAAGCAGATGGCCGCGTCCGGCTTGTCGATCCCCGCCATCGCAGCCCCTGCGGCGCACGAGCATGCCGAGCGCCTGTGCTACCACGCCATCCGCACAGCCAAGGGTCTCGCCGTCAGCCCCACGAACGCCCAGCGGCTCATCGCTCGTGCCATGTCTCCGGGCGGAGGGGAGCACTACGACGCGCGCGACATGGTGAAGTTCGTGGTGGGGCTCCGGGCCATTGCCGACACGGTGCCCGAAGTCAAGGCGTTGCTGGCGAGGACGCCAGAGACAGTCACGTCCGCGGATTTCGCGCCGGTGGTGGCGTTGCTGCGAAACTGTGCTGGCATGCGCGCCGGTCGAGTTCGCGTGCGCGACGATGGCACGACGCTCAGCGAGGTCACGCGTGAAGACCTCGCTGGTCTCACCCCCGCGCGTGTGGCAGAGGTTCGCCAGGCGCTCGACGAGATCTCTGAGGCCGCGGGGCTTTCCGACAGGCGGCTGTCGATCACCGAAGACCATGCGGACCTTCTTGTTCTCCCGCCAGACATCGCAGCCGACCTCGTGAAACATGGCCTGACGTATGCGGAGTGGCGCAACATCGGCGGCTGGGGAGCGGCCGAGCCGCCGATGGGTCAGGAACTGGTGCTGTTCGAGCCGCGTCTGGTGGCCCTTCGAAAAGCGGGTCTGGCGGACCCGCTCGTGGAGGCGCTGGAGCCGCGCATCATCGGGGAGCACCCCGACTACGAGTATTCGCCGCGGGTGTTCCTGGACAGGGATCGCGGGCTGTCTGTCGTTGGCATGACCCCTCGCACCATCGATCTCCTCGGGGCACACAACGAAGTGGCATCGGAGAGGCAACGGTGCGCTGACCTGCATCGCGAGCGCAACAGCCGCACCACCATCCCGAAGGTCGTCTAGGAGATGAGGTCGATCTCGCGCGCAAGGTCCATCATCGTGGCCAGCGCCGCCAGGTCGTCAGGTGCAGACGGCGGCGAGGCGGAGTAGGCCTTGATGGCCCGGGCGCGACGCGTCAGAGGCTCGTCCATGTCTCGTGCGACTCGCGCGGCGGCATGAAGCACAGTGCGGCACACCGCCGCCAGGATGGGGCTGATGGATTCTGCCTGACCGTCGCGAGGCAGACATGCCGAGACAGCCCGCAGCACCTCAGGGCTTGCTGTTTCGCCGTGAGGGTGCAACAGGTAGGACAGCGCATCCACATCGTCGGCGGTCTCGACCGGCAGCCAGCGTCTGGCGAACAGCGAGAAATCCTCATGCGCGCCAGCACTGTTGGCGAGTGCGGCGATCTCCAGCGGGTCGGCTTGCAGCAGGCGTGTGACGAGCAGGCGAGTGGGGGCAGACAGCACCACGCCATTGTCGTCGTTGTCGTCGCCGCGCCGCGCCCTGCGCCCGCCTGATGCGGATGACAGTTCCGCCTGCCGCAGCCGGACACGCAAGTCGGAGGGGGAGACCCCGGCGACGCGAGACGCCGCACGAATCACGTCATCGGCGTCCTCTGCAGTGTCCACCTCGTCCACCATGGCGGCCACAAGTCGGTCGAAGGCCTCGTCGTCCTCTGCCACGGTCCGCGCCGCTTGGGTGATGGCCTCGATAAGCGTCACCTGATTGTCGGGGTCGATGTCAGCCGCCAGAGTGCCGGCCAGCATGCGATCCCAGGGGTCCTTGCCTTGTGTGGCGTCAAGGAGACGTGCGAAACCGCGTCGCCCCAGACGGCTCACAGCCCATGCCAGGCGCGACACCGACTTCTGGCCGGCCTCGTCGCCGTCCAGGACGAAGGTGACGGTCGCGCTCGGAGGCATCACATCCAGCAGCAGGTCAAGATGCTTGCGGGTGAACGAGGTGCCGCACGCGGCGACGCCAACGACGCCGGGTGCCTCGAGCGCAGTGACCGCAAGCGCGTCCAGGTAGCCCTCGCACACGATCACACGTGTCGTGTCGTCGTTGATGCGGTGGACTCCGTACAGCACAGACGACTTGTCGTAGATGTCGGTCGCGCGGGAGTTGACGAACTTGCGCTCGTCGTGGCGCGTGATGTTCGGCACGGCGCGCGCCCCGAAGCCGACGACGCGCCCCTTGGGGTCGCGGATGGGGAAGGTCACGCGGCCGGCGAACGGGCAGTAGATGCCGCCGTTGGGGGATTCGGTCAGGAGTCCGGCGTCGATGAGCACCCTGCGAGGGCCGAGGGTGTCCTCGAGCGCGGCGCGCAGGCCTGGCCAGTCGGGGACGAATCCGATGTGGGCGTCATCGATGATGTTGTCCGTCACAGAGCGCTCGACGGTGAGCCATCGGTAGGCGTCCTCCGAGCCCACAGCGCTGCCGATGCGGGGTTCGGTGGAGACGAGCGCGTCGTGGAACAGGCGCGCGGCCTTGCTCATGACGCGGAAGAGGTCGTCGGGACGAGTGGGCCGGTTGCGCTCCGGCAGCGTCACGCCAGCCACATCCGCCAGGGCGACGAGGGCGTCCTTCTTGGTGCCGGACGGATTCAGCGCGCACCACAGGCTGAAGATGTCGCCGCCGGTCTGACACCGCGTGAAGCAGTACCACAGGCCTTTCTCGTCATCGATGGTGAAGGCGGTGGGGTTGTCGCCGCCGTGCACCGGGCACGGTCCAGCGAAGCGGCCCGGACGGCCAGAGTTGCGCAGACGAGCACCGACGACCGTCTCCACATAGGAAGACAGGGTGATCGCCTGCCTCACCTGCGCGAAGGCGTCGCCGGTGCTCGTCGTGCGTGCCATGAGCGGCGCTACTTGTCGTTGAACTCGGCCAGGTCGTCGTTCATCGCGCCGTCCTCCGCCTTGACGGCGGAGGAGACGAGAGTCTCGACGATCTTGCTGGACTCGAGGCCGTCCTCAGCGCCCTCGTCGAACTCCTTGGCACGCGCAGCCAGCGCGATGTCGTACGGAGTCATCTCGCTGTCGAGGCCGGACGCCTCATCGTCGAGGGTGGCGAGGATGGCCTCGCGCAGAGCCTCCACGAGGTTGGGGGCGAAGTCGAGCGTCTTGGTGAGTTCCGCCTTGCGGTAGACGACGATCGGCTCGTCCTGGGACAGGATCGGCTTGCCTCCGCTCGAAGGAAGGTCGATCTTGTCACGCTCGGCCGCGGCGAGGTCCTCCTTGATGGCCTTCACCATGGCGTCGGTCTGCAGGATGGTGAACCACTGCTTCTTCGAGACCAGTTCGCCATCCTCGAACTTGGTGTCGGCCCTGATGATGCCGCGCTCGATGCCGCGCGCGATCACGTCATCCACGGGGTCCACCGGGCGTCCACGCCGGATGTACGCGAAGCCCCTGCGGTAGGGGTTCGACACCTTGTTCTTCTCGACGATGAACTGGATCTCCTGGCCCAGCGCGCCGTCGAGGTCGTCCTTGTCTCCCTTGTCCACCTTGCGGCGCAGCAGCACGCGCAGGCTGGCGGCGAACTTGATGGCCTTGCCTCCGGGCGTGGACGGGGGAGCGTAGAGGTCCATGCTCTCGCGCATCTGGTTCACCAGGATGAGCGTGGTCTTGGTGTTGCGCACCGCGGCGATGATCTTCGGCATCTGCTGTGACCACACGCCCGCTGCGGTGCCGCGGAACTTCTTGTCCGCCGACTCCTCCATCATGGTCTCCGGGGCGAGCGCCGCGACGGAGTCGATGACCACCAGCAGATTCCCGCCGCTGACCTTGGTTGCCTCCACCAGCATGTCGATCGCAGCCTCTTGGCTGTCGGGAGACCACACGATGAGGTCGTCGAGGTTCACACCGATACGACGCATGTAGCGCTCGTCGAGCGCACCCTCGGTCTCGATGAGCAGGCACATGAAGCCACGCTTCTGCGCCTGGGCGATGGTGTGATACACCACCGTGGACTTGCCGGACGACTCCATGCCGTACAACTCTGTGATGCGGCCGACGGGGAAGCCGCCGACTCCGGTGGCGATGTCGAGGCCGAGAATCCCAGTGGGGATGACCTCAGGCTTCTCCGTCCTGGCAAGATCCTCCATGTATCCCCTGCTCGACGAGGCGACGAGGTTGCGCAGAGCGGTCAGCGCGCCTGCGTCTGCCGCAAGGGTGCTGGTGGCGCTCTTGGCTGCTGATTTCTTCGTTGCTGCCATGATTCCTCCGTTGTCAGGTGGCAATGCGCCACTGGTCGTCTGGACTGCCGACAAGGGTGCTGGTGGCGTCAGCCTCCGAGCCGGTTGCGACCTGGTACTCCAGCCCCAGGTCTGTGCACCACCGGATGAGCGCAGTGCGCGCCTCGTCCGGGATGTCGAGACTCAAGATGTGCTCGAGAGCGGCCACCGTGTAGACGCCGGTGGCGCGACGCGCCTCTTCCACGGTGCGCCAGTCCTGAAGCGCTCCCGCCAAGTCCCTCAGGTGCTCGTCGGACAAGGCGGACATCGATTCGATGCGCTCGTTGAGAAGCGCGGAGGCGAGCATGATGCGGTCGTCGCGGTGGGTCAGTCGCGCCTCGTTGAGGATGGCGAACACCTTGCGCCGTCGACTCTCGCGGGCGGCAGGCTTGTCCGTGGTGGCGACCGTCACAGCAGGCTCCCGTTCAGGAGAGCGGCGATCGGGTTGTGGGGCGAGACGAGGCCGTGCTCCACGCAGGCGCAGACCGTCACCAGCGCCAGCGTGGCGGCGATCTTGCTGGGGCCGAAGGCGATGGCTCCCCTTCCTGACCGGGTGGCGACCATGTGCACGAGCAGATGGAGACCCCCGGCGACGCCCGTGAAGACGAACAGCACGACCAGCCCGAGCCACCCTGCCAGGGCGCTCGCGACAATGCCGATGCTCACGGCAAGCACCACGTCCCCGAAGCCCAACTTCGTGGTGGCCGACAGGCCGATGATGTAGGGGCCGAATCCGATCAGAAACCAGCCGAGCGCGTACAGCAGGCCCAAGCCAAGCGCGAGGAGGATCTGCTGGGGGCCGTCGACGTGCAGTCCTGCGAAGGCCCATGCGTAGCCGATCGCCGGGAGAGTCAGTCGCCAGGGGAGGCGGCGCGACGTCAGGTCTGTGGCGAACGCTGCGGCGAGCACGGACCACAGCAGGACAAGCGCGGGAGCCCTCAGCGCACCGAAGCCGATCCATGCCGCAGCGGCGGCAGCGGCGGTGCTCAGGTCCAGAGCGAGGCGCTTGAGGATGGTTCCTCGCGAGATGGGGAAGGCGTAGATCGCCAGCGGCACGATGCGTGCCCATGCCGGGACGACGCCACCCGAGGTCAGGCGCACACGCAGTGTGGCCAGGCCGGGTCCGACGGCGGCGGCAGTCACGATCGCTGTGGTAGCGATGATGCCGGCTCGAGCCGTGACGCTCAGATATGCGGCCAGTGCACACAGAGCGCTCAGGGAGGCCGCCACAGCGGCCCAGCGGGTCCAGGTCACAGCAGATTCCTTTTCGTGTATGTGCTCCCAACCCTACCACACCTTTGGTGGTTGTTGTGTGGTAGGCCTGCACCTATGAACTGTGGTAGGCTTGACCTACGCACGAAAGGAGTGCCGCCATGAGCGTCACCACAGCACCTGCTCCGTATGCCATCCGGTCGCACGAGGCCATCGCCCTCGCCGGCGTCCCCGCGGACACGATGGGCGCGCCCGTCGTGGCGGACCCCACCGACGAGCAGTGGGAGGCCGTCATCGCCGCTCGCGACGCCGAGGACACGGTGCCTCCGGAGCACCCTGAGCCGCCGGCGGACCTGCCGCCATACGAGGCCCTGGCTGACATCGAGCCGCTGACTGCGCTCGTGGCTGCCGGCTGACACCCGCACGCCTCATGGCCAGGTCGCGAGCGTCGGCCTTCGACGACGCACCCTCCTTGCTGGATGAGATTCTCGGCGACAAGGCGTTGCCTGCTGCGGCCGTCCGAATCGGTCCCAGCGCGATCAACCGCGACGCTCACAAGGCGTGGGCACTGTGGCGTGACGTCACGTCGCGTCCCAACAGGCGTGAGCCGCCGGACCGCCGTTTCATCGGCGCTGCCGAGGATGCGCTGCGTGTGCGCTCGTTCGAGCAGGTCAGCAGGATTGTGCGCGGTGCCGCCGCCTTGCCGGTGAATCCCAACGACCCGCACGACACCCGACGTGCGATACGGGCGCTGACTCAGCCGAAGACGATGACGTTGGCGATCCAGGCGTGGAGTGCCGGGCTGCCTGTCATCCCGTTCCCGACGGATGACAAGCCGCTGCTGTCGTCCATCACGGACGTCGAGGCCGCGTGCCGCATCAGGGCAGGGGAGTGGAGCGAACGCGATCAGGAGGCCGCTGTCACGCTCATGGAGACGTTGACTCCTCAGGCGCTCGAAGAGGCGGCCACTCAGGCGGCTCTGGCCGTCGGGCTGGACGCCGTGTATCCGGTGGAGGTGCTGCGTGCGGCCCGTTCGAGGAAAGCGCCGTCACGCAAGGCGGGCACGAAGACGGTGTCGCGCAGCGCATACCAGGCTGGCGTGACACAGCGCGCCAAGGTCGAGGGCGTCGAGTTCTCGCTGGACGATCTGGCTCACGAGATGCAGTTGCGGGGCATTGCCGCCGAGCGCATCGCTCATGTCCACCACAGCGCCCCCGAGGGGTACTGGGATGCGGTGTTCGCGCTTGTGTGCGACGGCGACTCGAACGAGGCGGCGTACCGTCGCTTGACGGACAGGTTCGGCGGCTGGCACCCGGACATGCGCCGCCCGGAGTCAGGGCTCGACGGCTAGGCGTCCTCGCCGCGCCAGCGCCCGCCCCACGCTCCGGCAGCCATCGGCGGCTTGGCCTCGTCGGCCTTCTGGTCGCACTCGGCGCGCACCCGACATGTGGCGCACACCGCCAGAGCCTGCTCGGTGGTGGCGGGGTCGAGCATGTCCACCTTGGTCTTGAGGCAGGCCGCCTTGTCCATCCAGTCCTCGCCCGGCCTGGCCAGCAGGTCCAGGAGGGCGCGGGCGGTCTCGTTGTAGGCGCTCATCGTGCGATCTCCAAGTCGCGCTCGCCGATACGGAATGCTTCAAGCAGACGCTCGCCGCTGCGCTCGCGAGCCTCTCGCCAGGTCTCGCCGCTCTTGATGTCTGGTCGCGCCCACAGCAGGTCGTCCGCGTCCTCGGTGCTGCCTTCGCCGTCGATGACGGCGTTGAACATGGCTTTCTTGACCGCGTTCATCTTCACCAGCATCGAGTCGATGGTGCCCAGGGCGATGGCGTAGTGCAGGTATGCCTCGTGCGGCTCGAACTCCTCGCTCAGGCGCGCCCAGCACCGGCCGGCCATCTGCACGATCCATGACGGGACGAACGGCATCTCGTGCAGGTAGACGTCCTTGGCTGCGGTGAGCGTGTGTCCTTCGCGTGCCGCCATCGAGCACAGGATGAGCCGCACGTTGGGGTCGGTCTGGAACGCGTGCTTGTTGTCGGCGATCTCCTGGTCCTTCTGCTTGCCGCTGCTGGTCGACAGGATCGACACAGGGTTGTACTGGCGGAAGGTCGGCTCTGTCAGCAGCATGTCCATGGCGCGCTGGTGGTGCACGAAGAGGATGAGTTTGTCTCGTCCTTGGCCGGGCTGGGAGTATTCGCCGGCCATGAAGCGGTGCACCCAGGAGACGGTGTGGGGGACCTTGTGCGCGCTGAGCGCCTCGCGCAACTTGGTCATGCGCATCACCGCCTCGCCGGCGTCGAGACGACGCAGGGCGGAGGCCACGGCTCGTTTGGCGGACGTGCCGGTCTTGAGGGCCTCTGCCCTGACCGTCTCGATGAGCCAGTCGCGGAACTCGTCGGACATCCGGTTGTAGTCCTGCATCGCCGTGTCGTCCAGGGTGATGGGGTGGATCGACTCGGTCAGCGGCGGCAGGGGGTTCATGACGTCGGACTTGCGTCGCCGGATCATGCCCAGGTCCAGCAGCAGGCGGTTGAGTTCCGCGGTGTTGGTGGCGTGGGATGCGTGCCATGCGCCGAAGCGGTCGTAGGTGCCGCCGCACCAGCGGATCTCGAATGCGCGCTGAGGCCACAGTTCGCGCTCACCGAAGGTGATCTTGCCTTGTCCGCGGGCTTTGTTCGCGAAGGCGTTCTTGGGCTCGCGAAGGCGTGTGCGGGTCAGGGTGGTGCCGTGCTTTTCGCGGTAGAGGCGCTTGGCGAGCGCGAACACCTCCCAGTCCCATCCGAGGATCATCAGCAGCGCCCACAGTTCGCGTGGCGCGTTCAGGAACGGGGTGCCGGTGGCCAGGACGATGTACGGGTGCTTGGGTGCGTTCGCGCGCACCGCCTTGGCGATGTCGAGGGCAGCCCGGGTGCGGGCGGTGTCGAGGTTCTTGTAGACGTGGGCCTCGTCTGCGATGAACGCTTTGGGCTTGATGGCGAGCAGGTCGGCCTTGCGTGCGCTGAGCAGGTCGTGGTTGATGACGACGAACTCGGTGTCAGGGTCGATGCTTCCGGCCTTGGCGGTGGTGATGATCTCGATCGTGGCGTCGGGCTTCCAGCGGGTGATCTCGGTGGCGATCTCCAGGCGCATGGATTTGGTGACCGCGACGATGGCCGGGTAGTTGGGGGCGGTGCCCTTCTCGCGCTCGAGCCAGTCGTTGAGGCTGAGCAGGCCGCACACGAACTGGCCACCCTTGCCCAGGCCCACCTGGTCAGCCAGGAGTCCGCCGCCGCTGGCCGCCAGAGCGAGGACGCCTTCTTCCTGGTGAGGCTTGAGTTTGCGGTTGCCGGCGAATCCGGTGGGCAGGCGGAATCCGCGCTCGATGGCCTGTGTGGCGCTGGCGGCTGTCATCGTCACCGCCTCGTCGAGGCCGGCAAGGTGGTTCTCGAAGCGGGATGAGGCGGGGATCTCGTACAGGTCGCACAGTTCGCGCAGCAGGTCGGCGTGGCGGACGGGCTTGCTGATGCGGAAGGCCGGGGTGAAGGGGTCGTACTTCCATGTGGCGTTGGCCTCTTCGAGCCGGTCGCGGATGGTCAGGGTGTAGGGGTGGATCAGCAGCGCCTCGTCGTCGAGCATGATGGCGGCGCTGTTCTCGCCGCAGTCGCGGGCCCAGCGCAGTTCCTCGACGGCGCTGGCAAACCACTCTGGCTGCTCGCACTTCCACTGGATCGTGTCGAGGTCGAGGTCGGCCCAGCGTCTGATGCCGTGGAACTTGCCGTTGAGGATGAGGGCGTCACGGGTCACCTCAGTGGCGACGGCGCGCGTCAGCACAGCAGTGGTCATGGTCCGCCTCAGGCCTGTTCGTGAATGTGTTCCAAGCCTACCACACCATTGCCCCGGACGGGCCTGTGGCGGGGGCTTAGGAGGCCAGGACGCGGTGGTGGCGGGCCAGGCGCAGCACGGCGTTCTCCATGATGGTGTGGGCCATGCTTGCGGGGGAGTTGTGCAGCAGGTCGAACGCGGTGGCGATGGTGCGCAGCGCCAGGATGGTCACGTCTGTGGTGATGCGGTGCTTCTTGGTCTCGGTGACGGTCTTGGTCACCGCCCAGCGGTTGGCGTCAGGAAGGTGTGCGCAGATGGCGTCAGCGTTGAGTCCGCTGGCGGAGAGGGTCATCATCCGGTAGCGGTTCTCGAGGTAGCGCAGCACCGCGAACGGCTCGGCGTCGATGCGATCCATGGTGGCCAGCGTCTCGTGAGCGTCGCCGGTCAGGAGCGTTTGCCCCAATTCCCACACAGGGCGGGTGTCTGCGACCGCGGCATCCACGAGCGGCTTGATCAGATCCCAGTCGATGGAGCGGGTGACGGGGGTCTGGGCCAAGGTCACGGCGATGCCTTGCGCGGCGGCCGGCTTGGATTCGCAGGCGCTGATGAGCCGCTTGGCGGTGGTGGTGTCCAGCAGCCGTTCCCGCCGGTCGAGCCATTGCCGCAATTGCTTGGCGTAGGCGGCGGCGTCTTTGGGGACTTGGAAGTCGTGGACCTCGGAGCGTTCTGTCGCACCGATCGCGTCGTTCAGCGCTTTGGTGGGTGCGGTGTCTGAGGTGACGATGACGTCGAGGTCCATGGGGTGCTTGGCGATGAACGTCAGCGCCTTGGCCAGTTCGTCGGCTTTCCAGTGGTGGGTGCCGCGCAGCCACAGGTCGTTGCGCTCGGGGGTGAGGATGGACTCCTCGGGCAGGTGGTCGGCCAGAGAATTGGGGGAAATCTGGTCGCAGTCGATGATGACCGGCCATGGTGATGTGATGCGTTCGCGGGCGTCGTTGCCGTACATGGCGTATGTGGGTCCGTGCCACACCGCGATCGATGCGATCACCGTTCACCGCCTTCCCCACGTCAGGATTGCGAGCCTACCACAGTTTTGCTGTCGGTTCTGACTGTTCCCCCATCTGTGTGGGGGAGTGGGGGTGTTGTGGGTGCTGCTCCCGGTGCGGCTGAACGGGGCTTGCCCCAATTCTTCGGCCGTAAACGTGCGCCGCCCCCTCCACCCCCACTCCTACTTCCATTACTGCTGCTCCCCCTAGTGCTATGCGTGGTCGGTCCCTTCGTTGTCGGTGGTTGTGGTCTCTGCTGGTGCCTGGGCTGCTGGCCGGTGTGCTTGTTGTGCTGGTGGGTGAGACGTGGGTTGGTGGGGGTTGGTCGCCGTTCGGGCCCTGTCGGTCCCGTCCGGCGGGGCTTGGTGTGGTGGTGGGCCTGTCCCTGGTGGGGACAGGCGGTGTGGTTGGGGTAGACGTGGGTTGGGGTGGTGGCCCTGGGGTTGGGTGTGGTCGTCGTGGGGTGTCCCGGTTGGGGACGCGTGGTGGTGTCGGTGTGTGTGTCGGGGGTCGGGCTGGGTGTGCACCGGCTGGTGTCGCATGTGCTGGTGCGGGGCACGGGCTGGTGCTGTATGTGCTGGTGGTGCATGTGCTGGTGCGGGGCACGGGCTGGTGCTGTATGTGCTGGTGGTGCATGTGCTGGTGCGGGGCACCGGCTGGTGTCGCATGTGCTGGTGGTGCATGTGCTGGTGCGGGGCACCGGCTGGGTGCTGTATCTGCTGGTGCGGCATGCGCCCGTGCACCGGCTGGTGCATGCATCTGGTGGTGTGCTGCGGCTCGGGGTCGCGGTGTGTCCCGGCGTGGGACACGCACGGGGAGGGTGGTGCATCCTCACGGGTGCACGGTCGCAGGTGCGTCTAGCCGGTGGTGCGCTGTGATGCTCACCCGCGTCTCGTGGCTGGTGGGTGTGTGGCGAGGTGGGTGTGTGGCGAGGTGGGGGTCGTGGTGTGCTCGGGCTGCGGTGGGTGTGGGTGGTGGCGCTGGGTGGGGGTGGCTGGTTCACCGGTAGTGGGTGCTGGGGCTGGCTGGGCCTGGGTGGGTGTGGCTGGTTCACCGGTGCCGCGGTGGGGGTGGCGCTCAGTCGCCGCTGGGCTTGGGGTCGCTCAGTCGCCGCTGGGCTTGGGTGGTGGCGGTGGTGGTGTGGGGCGGGCGGGACGGGACGGGCGAGCGGGATGGGATGGGATGGGGTCACGGGTGTGGGTGAGTCGATGGATACCTTCTGGTCATGAGTCGTCCTCACGATCGCGGTGCGTTGGTTGCGTGCACTGCTCCTGTTCGAGGGCATGCCACTGTGTCTGGTGCTGCGTCGTGCCCGGTGCACGGGGTGCGAAGTTCCGGTGGGCAGGTGGCCCCTGTGCCGGTGGCGACGCCGGTGGTGTCGAGTCCATCGCTGCACGTGGTGCCGCTGCCTGATGGTGGCCAGCGTGAGCAGTGGTGGGTGAAGGGCCGCCACCACCGCACCGATGGTCCAGCGTGGGTGGAGTACAACGACGCTGGTGCGGTGACGTACGAGGGGTGGTG